TTTTCCATCGGCCGGGGCCAGTACCCAATCGGTGTCCTGGGCGATCGACGCCAGCCCGGGCGGCAGCACGAGGTCGAGGGTGATGACGGCGCCCGAGCGCGGCAGGTTCGCCAGGCTCACCGGCCACAGCGGGTTCCAGCCGACAACGCCATCATCGAGCACGCGCCGGACGACGTGCGCGTGCAACTCGGCCTGGAGCGCCTTGCCGGCATTGTCCATGTGGATGCCGTCCGATTGCACCTGGGTCTGGTACATCGGGCCGAGCATCGTCACGCCCTGACCGAGGCGAGACTTGGCAACATCCAACTGTGCCAACTTCACGCCCGTATTCGTGGGCACGTTGTTGCTGTCGAACTGGTTCTGCTGGGTCAGGAAGATCTGCGGCGGGACGTTGAACCCGACCGCCGCGTTGATGATCTGGACGTCGGCGCGCAGGTTGTCGATCAGCGTCCCGAGCGGCGTCGCGTAGGTGGACCGCCCGTAGGGGCCGGCCTCGCCATGCACGATCACGATGGCATCGGTGTAGGAACGCCGGCCGTAGCGGGCCGCCAGGGGCGGGCACGCCGTGAGGATCGCCATCAGGTTGGTGTAGGGGGTCTGCCCCTTGGCGAAGGCGCTGAGCGGCTGGCCGCCGAAGGTCGACGTGGGCGCAATCACGCCGGGCCCGGCCGGTCCGGCATCCCGGTTCTGTCGTTCCAGGTACAGGCCGAACAGTGTGTTGATGAACTGCTGCCCGCCCTGGCCGTCGAAGAGCGGCACGAGGTCGTTGATCAAGTAGCCGTTGGCGACCGCCCCGCCGAATGCCTTGCCGTAGACGGCCGGTGCGAGGACGTGGCGCGGATAGGCCGCGCCGGTGATGACGGCGAGATCCCCGCCGCCGCCACCCGCCTGGCTCTGGCCGAAATAGGCCCGGATCGGCAGCGGGCGGCTGTCGGACACCACGGCGGTGTCGTAGAGGCCGCCCTCGATCTGGCGGATGTCGTAGACGGTGCGATCGGCATCCTGGCGGGTGCCGATCAGCGTGCCGGCCGGACCGTAGCGCAGGTTGAACGGGCGATGGTCGCCGCGAAACAACGCGGGATCCGGGGTGAGACGCGCGCCTACATCCCGCGCGCCGCGCGCCGAGAGGCGGAGGTAGAGCCCGTCCCGCTCCAGTCCCAGAGCGACGCGGCTGCCGCGCCGGATCGCCCACTCGAACGACGGCGCGTCGCCATCCGGCGCGGCGACGGCCGGCTGCTCCAGGCACGGGATTTCAACGCCCTGCGATGTGATGCCGAGGAACAGCCGACCGAGCGTCGAGACGATTGCGTCGACGTAGGGGAGGTCGTCGCCTGCCTCCGGTGCGAGCCCCGTCAGCGTGAGCCCGCCGAGGCTGGCCTGGCCGCGGCTGAAGAGGCGCGGGATCTCAACGGCGCCGTCCGCCAGAAACCCGAGCAGCACCCGGCCGAGCGAGGAGGTGAACGCCTCAACGTAGGGGTTATCGTCGCCGTCTACGGGCCGGGATCCGGTGAGGCGGATGCCCGAACTGCTCAGGCGCGGGATCTCAACGGCGCCGTCCGCCAGAACCCCCAGCACCGCACGGCCCAGAGTGGTGACCAGCGCCTCCACATAGGGATCATCGTCGCCGTCCGCAGGTGACCGCCGCAGGACGAGGCCGCCGAGCTGCGCCGGATTAGCGCTGAACAACCGCGGGATCTCGATCGTGCCGTCGCGCAGCGCCCCGAGGAACAGCCGCCCCAGCGTCGAGACGATCGCGCCAGCATAGGGCGCATCGTCGCCATCGGCGAGCGCCGGGCCGAGCAGCCGCAGTGACGCCAGATTGAACGTCGTGGCCCGCTCAGTGTCGATCGTGCCCAGGCGCGCGTCGTGGACATCGTCTGCTGCCCGACGGGCGCTCGCCTCGGCAGCCTCCGCTGTCGTGGCGCGGCTCTCCTCGGCCGTGATCCGTGTGCCGAGGTTGGCGTCAGCGGCGAGCCGGGCGTTGATCTCCGTGTCGACCCGGCCGCCGAGCGCGTTGTCGGCGCCGATCCGCGCCGACGTCTCGTTGTCGATCCGGCCACCCAGAGCCGTGTCGGCCGACATGCGCCCGCTGGTCTCGGCGGTGAGGTCCGTGCGCAGGCCGGCGATCTGGCTGTCGTGCTGGGCATCCTTCCCGGTCGAGCGGGCGATTTCGGCGTTGAGGTCCGAGCGGACGTTCGGGTCGGCTCCAGCTGCGAGCGTGTCGATCCGCTGGCCGAGGGCGGCATCGGCCTGGATGCGCTGCTGCCGCTCTTGGTCCAGCGCCTCCTGAAATTCGACCTGGCCGCCGCTCCCGATGTAGATGGCCGCGGACCAATCGAAGGCCGAGTTCGTGTTCGCCAATTTGATGAAGATCCGAATTGGAAGCGGATCAACAGCAACATATACGAAGCCTCTCGGCTGATTGTTATAGTTGTCGCGCTCGGCCAATGTCCCAGATGCATCGAACCTGAACGGAGAAACAACCTCCCACTTGGCGAGAAGGTCGGCGAACCGCTTGTTGATGCTGATCGCCGAGCGCCAGTACTCGCCCAGCGACAAGATGTTGAACGCCGGCTCCCCAACCAGCGAAGCGAGCGGCCACGGCTGCTTGAGCGTGATCTGTGTCGGGCTGTCCCGGCTCGCGATCGGAATGGCCTGGCCACGAGCGCAGAACAGGTCGTTCTCCGCCGCGGTGAGCACCGGGGCGGTAGCGGTCACGACATTGAGCCCCGTCCCGATGGAGACGGAGGGAACAGGATCAGCCATGTCGGGGGGTCACTCTCCGGAGACGGGGTCTCGACGGCGGTGGATCAGGGCCTCAGGCCCCGGGCGGAAGGTTGAATTCAAGGCAGGCGGTCCGGAGAGCGGCGACAACCCCGCTCTCGGTGGCGGCGCGAGCGATGGTCTGGGTGACGCGCACGCGCTCAATCTCGCGCGCGACGGTCTTGGCACTCTCGGCCGTGATCATGCCGGCGAGAGCGCCCGGCTCGATGCCGCGCTCCGCCGCCTCGATCGCGATCCACTCGCTCTCGCCGCCGGCAGTCACCCGGGCCGCCTCTTGCGCCTTGAGCAGGTCGGCGGCCTGTAGCCCCGCGGGGCGGGAGATCAGGGCGAGCCTGGCGTAGTGGTCGGTGGCGATCTCCTTGGCTCGGGCTCGCACCGCCTCCAAGCCAGGACCGATCACCACCGCACCGATGGGCGGCTCCGGCACAGGCCCGGCCGTCACCGGCACCGTCAGCGTCTCTACAGCCGAGCGCCGCGGCCACGCCTCCATGGTGACCCGGTAGGTGCCCGGCACCATCAGGACGAGATCGACCGCGCCGCCGGCCGTCGCGGATCCGGTCACCGGGCCCGTGACGGTGAGGGCGGTGCCCGGGGGTAGGGCGACACGCGCGGGAGCGCCGGGAGCAGGTTCGCGGGTATCGAATGCCACCACGAGGTTGCGGCGCGTGCGCAGGACCGGCCCCGGTCCGGACAGATCGACATAATGGGTGTCGGGGTGGCCCTCGCCGGAGACAATGCCGCCCCGCTCCGCAGCCTCGGCCGCGATATGTGCCGGCTCCATGCGACCCCATTCCGTGATCCGACCTGCCGGATCGTGACGCACGAATGCGATCGGCAGCGGCAAAAACGGGATCATTTGCTCTCCTGGACGCAGATAAACACGCCGCCGATCCCGCGACTGTTGTCATCGACGACCATGTACGTGTGGCTCCCCACGCCAGGGACATCGAGAATTGGATAGGCGGTGGGCCCGAGCCGAAAATATGATGCGTTGATCTGGGGGTTCGGGTCAAAATCCATCGTAAAATTCGCAGGGATGGCGCCGATTAGATTGCCGTCCCTGTATACATTTAGAGCGCCAGTATTCGTCCCCACTTGGGTAAACCGCTGGCTCAGATCGCCCGTGCGATTGGCGATGACAAGGACGGCGCCAGCCGTGCGGACATTGATGGTCACGCTGGCCTGCTGCCCACCCGACTGTGCCGAGACCAGGCCGCTGATCGCACCGTCCCTGACGTTGATGCTGTCGACAGTGAGCGTGCCGATCTGGGCCGATGTGGTGATGAGAGACGTCGTCGAAACCATCCGGCTCGTGATCATACCGTCCACGAACAGGTCGCCGGACAGCTTCAGCAGCACCTCAAGGCCCGAGCCGTCGAGCCGCTTGGCTCCGGTCATCACGAGGCCGCCGGTCTGCCCATCGATCTCGAACGCGATGCCGTATTCCAGCCTGATGCCGTTGATCGACGTGCCGTAGGTCGTCAGGGTCGCGGTGTGGCTGCCGACCGTGGTGCTCAGGGCCTGGAGCGATGATGCCTGCGCGGACTGCTGGCCCTCGATGTTGCTCGCCCGCGTCTGAAGCTGGGAGACCGCCTGAGCGTTCGCGCCGATCTGCCCGCCCTGGCCGGTCACGGCGCTGGACAGGTTCGTCAGCTGCTCGGACTGCGAGCGCAGCCCGCCCTCCACGGTCTCGGTTCGTGTCGTGAGCTGCTGGAGCGCCTGACTGTTGCCGGTGATCTGACCGCCCTGGGTCGATACCGTGCTCTCCAGCGCCGTGGTGCGTTGCGCCTGCGCTGCGATGTCCGAGCTGTTCTGATTGACCTCGGTCGTGAGGCTATCGAGCGCGGTGGCCTGTCCGGCGATCTGGCCTCCCTGTGCTGTCACGGTGCTGCGCAGGGCGGTGAGATCCTGCGACAGCGTCGAGATGTTGCCCTCGGTGAGGCTCACGCGGGTGGTGAGGCTCTGCTGCGCGGTAGCGACGCCGGAGAGTTGCAGGTCGGTCGCGTCGATCCGAGAGCCCAGCGTCGTGATCTGCTGGCTCTGGGCGGTCAGCACGCCCTCGGCGTTCGTGACCCTCGTGCTGATGCCCTGGATCGCGGTGGCGTTACCGACGATGTCGCCCTCGGCGAGCGTCAGGCGCGCGGCCAGCGTGGTCTGGATCGATGCCAGCGCCTCGTTCTGGGAGACGCGCGCCACCTCCTCGCGCTCGATGGCGGCAAAGTTGGCCGAGGCGCCGACCTTGATCAGCTCGCGCTGTTCGTAGGCGCCGAGGTTGGTGGTCGCAGCCTCGTTCGCCAGCCGGTCGACGGCCTCGGTGAGCTGCCGGATCGCACCGCGGATCGTGTCATCGGCGGTGCGGAGCGCGGTCTGGGTCTGATCCGCACCGTAGGCGAGCGTCCCGCGGCCGAGATCGGCGATGGACCGGATCTCCCGCTGCGTCTCGGCGCTGAGTTTTTCGATCTGGATGCTGAGATCAGCGAAGAGATCGCCCTGGATCTGCAGCTCGGGCGCAATGACGTCAGTGACGGACCAACCGCCCGGCACTCCGCCTGGGGTCACGCCTCGCACCCGGAACTTCATGGTGTCTGAGGCGCCGACCACCGCCTCGTATGTGGTGCGATCGGTAGGCGGGCCCGCAGCCCAGGTAGCACCGCCGTCGTAGGAGACGGCCACGTCGTAGGTTGCCGCGTTCTTGGCCGGCAGCCAGCCCGCGGTGAGCACCAGGGTGGCCTGGCGCTGCGAGATGCTGGCCGTCAGGAAGGTGATGACCGGCATCGCGCCAGAGTACAGGTCGGGCACCTGCAGCAGCGGGGGCACGCCGGTTTCGGTGGTCTGGTAGACCTCAGGCGCGTCAAGCACACCCGAGAGGTGGATGTGCTCTCCGTCCTGGTCGGGATCACCGCTGGTGATCAGGACGGGGAATGAGCGCGGCTCGCCAGGCGAGAACGCCACCCACGGGGGCTCCTCGCTGTCGGACCGGGCTACGGCATCGGCGAGCGAGACTGGATAGCCGTACTGCGCGCTCGCCGCGGCGGCGATGCTTGCTGCGTCCGACCCGTTGATGGTCAGGTCCGCGTCGGTCGCGCCGCGCGTGACCCGAACGGGCCCAAACGGGCGGCCATCCCGCTGCCGGATCTCGATCCAGTGCGTGCCCGACGTCGTCCAATCCGGCGCAGGGTCGAGGGTGAGGCTGAAGCCGTTGTTCGCGGAGGCCACGACCTCATGACTGGAGCCCCAGCTCTCCGGCTCCTCGGTAGTGATCTTGACGAGGTCGCCACGCTTGAGGAGGCGCCCCTCCATACGGGCGATCCAGGATACCGTGATGCGGCGATATTGGCTCTCAGCGGCCATCTGGCGGATTGCGCCAGCGGCCTGTGTCCGCTGCACGATGCCATCGAGTTGCACCCGGGCCGGCTTCAGCAGCGTGACGCCATCCGGCGCCGACGAGACCTCGGCGAGCCTCCAGGTGGTCTCGTCGACATATTCGCCGACCATGCCGTCGGCCCAGCTCTCATCGGAAAGAGCGTAGTCGATCTCCAAGCTGTCCCGGACGATGTCGTTGTCCGTGAAGAGCATGCGCGGGAGACCGCGCGGCTGGTCGCGGGTGATCGTCAGCTTGTCGCCGACGGGGCTCGGGATGGCCCGGCCGGCACGCAGCACCGTCTCCAGCACGTCGTCGAGGTTCTGCACCTCGGTGAAGCGGTAGTCGAAGGTGTGGCCGAGATCGCCCCAGAGCCGGTCGTAGGCGAGGAAAGCGGCGAAATCGACGTTCGACAGGCTGAGACCTGCCGCGTAATCGCCGTTCCTCCACCAGTCGAGTGCGGCCCAGGCGATGCTGCGGGTCGGCTCCTCCACGAACTGCCCGTCGCGCCAAACCGGAAGGATCCGAGTGCCGATCACCTTCACACCGCCGCCGGACACGCCCGATAGCTTCTGCGATGCCACACCCTTGAGCGCGAGCATCGTCACACGCGGGAAGGTGTTGGGCCCGTCGATGTGGGCGCGTAGCGCGGTCCACGTGACCTCGTCGGTGCCGGAGATCTTCGCGATCCCGCTGTCTTCTACGGACGGGTTCTGCCGGCGGGCCCGTACCTCATAGCGACCTGGCGCTACCGTCACGTGCTCCGTGACGCGGATCTGCGACTGCTTGTTCTGGCTGTAGACGTTCCTGAAGATCTGGATCCACGGGCCGGTCGCAGCGCCAGCGGCGTTGACCGTCCTGGCCTCGACCGCGATGTCCGTATTCGCTGCGAGTGTCCGATCCTTGTAGGTCACGTAGGCACCGCCCGACCATACGAAGTCGAGCAGCAGCTCCTTGGCGGAGGTGCCGGCGGCGTTGACGATGTACCCGGGCGTAAAATCCTGACTGAGCTGGACGCCGTTCAGCTCGTCGGCCGTGACCACGTTGACCGGGTAGAGGGTGACCTGCTCTCCCGGCTCGACGAACTGCATCTCGATGCCAGACCACTCGGGAGCGAACCCGTTCTGGTCATCCCAGATCGGAGTGTCGCCGATCAGGATCTGCTCCAGGCGCATCCGACCGCATGTCAGCGCGTAGAGCGCGTAGTCGGTCATCGCATCGCCGTTGAACTCGCTGTAGGTCGGCGCGCCATAGTCGGGAGCGAACTTCATCCGGCCGTTGAGGACCGGGATGGGCTGCATCGGCCGGGCTTGGGAGCCGCCGAAGCCAAAGGAGTGCAGCTCGTCCCTCGCGTTCGTCTTGCCGCCTGCCTTGGGCATCAGGAAGTGTGAGATCGCGAGCGCGCCGGCGCCGACGATCACCGCGGAGGCGATCTTGCCGAGGATGGTCAACGAGCCTGCGGCAGTACCCAGAGCAGGGATACCAAGGGCAGCTACCGCATATGGCGCCAGGGCCGTTAGAGCGATCAGCGACACGATGCTGACGATGCTCTTCGCGGTCGAACTCCCGCTTCCGCCACCGCCCATCGGGCGCGAGACGAACTCGATGTTGTCGTTCAGCGCGAGGTGCCGCGTCGCCCACTCGGCCCGGCCGTAGAATTCGCCATTGATCCGGCAGACGGTCGGCAGATCAAACCGCCACGCGACGCGCGCGAGATAGGCATCGACCGTCTCGCCCATGACGGCCGACGCCTCGCGCACGGGCAGCACGATGGCCGGCTCGTCGCAAGACGAGGTGTCCTCCGCATCCAAGAGCTGGAGGTTATGCCGAACGGCGATCTGCATGGTATGGGACGGCAAAGACCGGAGGGGTGCGATGCGGGGGATGGTGCTGGCGCTTGGGATCGTGGCGCTCGCGGGCTGCCAAGACCGGCTTTACAACAGCTCTTTCGAGGTCACTGGAGAGCAGAATTTTCGATACCGGGGTGAGGCCGGCGCGGGCCAAGCTCTTGATACCCCCGAGGGGGAGAGGGCCAGGATCACTCAGATGGAAGGATGGCTGCGGGACAATGGCCTGTGCCGGTCCGGCTACGTGATCACGTCGCGGATCGCGACAAAGAGGAACGCCGCTCTGCTGGGCGACGTGTACGACGTGAATTACGTGGGGCGGTGCTCGTAGCCGGAATGCGCCGGAACAGCCGCGTGTAGGTGAAGCCGATCGCCCGGAGCGCCGGCAGGTCATCGGCGACCACGCCCCGGCCCTGGTCGACGTGGATCACCACGCCGGCGGTGACCGGGACGACGAAGGTGCCGAGGTGGAAGTCCCGGGCGAGCACGTTGCCCATCAGGACGATGTCGCCGTCCTGGGCTTCGGCGTCAGAGACTTCGGTCCAGTTCTGACGCTCGGCGTGGTTCAGCATGGCCTCCGCCTGGGACCGGGTCGTCGCCGCCACGAAGGGCAGGTCCGGCATCTGGACGGCGTAGAGGTTGCGCTGGATGTGCTGGGCGAGGCCGTAGCAGTCGAACTCGTCCGGCCCGGCGGCACCGAGCCGGTAGCTCTTGCCGATGAGCCCTTCGAGGAAGGCAAGGCGATCGGTCATGCGAAACTACCCGCAGTGCCGAATGTCTTCCTGCGCCATCATCGAGAGCTTCTCGATCGACCTGGAGAGCTGCGCTTGGCCGCCCCGGATCGTATCGTCGACGAAAACTGTGAGCCGGGCGGTCTGGTCGTCGATAGTCGTCGTCATGCCATAGGCACGAGGGCCGATCTGAGCATGCGGGGTGATGATCTCCACAACCCGCAAAGTGCGCGTCGGGATTGCCTGGATCGCAGCTAAGACAGGAGCGGCCACCGGGGCGAGCCCCAGTAGCTTCAGGATGGATCGACGGTTCATGCTGCCTCCTACGCCCCGGCCGCCACCATCAGCGCCGGGAACCTGGCTTGGTCGTAGATCTCGCGGAGCACCCTGAGCCTCGTCGGATCGGCGATCGTCAGCGTGCCTTCGAGCCGGGACGCCTTGCGCTTCACGTTGCGCAGCAGGAGCTGGTAGGGCCCGTGCCCGACCGTGTCGGGATCGCTCTTCAGGTAGCCCCGGAAGATCACCCTGACGCTCTCGTTCAGCGCGGTGGCTGGCTGCAGGTAGCGGCCAACTTCCCGGTTCACGTTGTCGATCCAGATCCCCGCCTCGGCGCCGAGCTGCCCGATGCTCGGGTACTCGATGCCGAAGGGGATAGCCTTGAACGTCACCATCTCGCCGGCGTTCAGCGGCGCGTTGCCATCGAGCCGGAACTGCATGTCCTCCGTGTTCATCACAGCCCGGATCGGCGCCGGCGCGCCGTTCTCGACGAAGACGCTGTGGACGAACTCCAGGGTGACGAGCATGCGCTCGGTCACATCGACGGTCGCCGCAGCCTCTTCCCAGGCACGTGTGGCCGTGATCGGCATCAGAGATTGCGCACGTTGAGGGTGAACGACACGAGTGTCTTGGTGTCGGCGAAGGGCTTCTCGCTCACGCCGTTGGCGCCGTCCTTGATCTGGACCGTCCGCGGTTGGTGCGTGCGAGTGGTGGCGATCCAGACCGGCATCGTGAACTCGGCGGCCCCCTCCCCCAGCGTGTCGACGAGGAAGGATTGCCAGATCGCGAGCTGCTCCGGCGTGAAGAAGATCGCCATGTCCATCGCGGTGATCCGCAGCGTGAACTGCGGCCGCTGCCGGACCTTGCCCGACTGCATCTCGCTCCTGGCGAGCGGGAGCCCGAAGTTCGGGATCCCATAGTTGTCTCGCAGCCCCTCGTAGGGGAGGTTCGCCGGCCAGGTGATCGCCACGCTACTTCCCCACCAGCCGAGCGCCGCTGATCTGTTTCAGAGCGGTCCGGGTCGAGGGGCCGCCCATCAGGACGGCCGCCACCTTCTTGTCGATCATGACGTCGGTGCGGACGCCCTGTGGGCCGTTGGTTTGGGTCACCTCGGTCCGATCGCCAGCGTGGATGTGCAGTTCGGGCTTACCACCACCCACAACACCAGCCGTGGCAGCGGTGAGCCCGGCGATGGTCCTGGTTGCGCTTCTGCTCATGCGCTCGGTCAGCACGCGCTCACCGGCCTCCAGTACCGCGGGGAATTCCCTGCCCGTGAGGCCGGAATGGAAGCGCGGCGCCGAGCGGATGACCGAGACCGGCAGCCTGCGGCGGGCCACCCCATGAACGCCGACGATGCCACCCTCGTGGTGCATGGAGGCTGGCAGGAACGGACCGATCGCATCAGGCGCCTGACCGGCGAAGTTCGATCCGCCCGACAGGCCACCCGAGAACAGCGAGCTGATGTTGAAGCCGCCCTCTCCGAGCTTGGTGAAGATGTTCGTCAGCGCGGTCTGTAGCGGCTTGAAGGCGGCATCGAGCGCGAGATCAATGACCTTCTTTTTGAAGGTCGCCAGGGCGTCCGCCATCGTGGCGGTGCCGTTGGCGACGCTCTTCACAAGATCGGTGACCGCCGACGTCGCGCCGCTCGCCCACTCGGGTGCGGCCTTTTCTCGGATCTTCGCCTGGATCAGTTCGAGGTTGTTGGCGATCTCCGGGCTCTTCTCGGCCGCGGCGCGCACCGCTTCAAGATCCTGCGCGAGCTTGCGCGCCGGGAAGATCTCGTCGAGCGTGGTGCGGGCGAGCTTGCTACCCTCCAACACCTTCATCTTCTCATAGATCTGCTGCATCACCGGGGGTACGCCGGACAGGTCCCCCGATTTTGCAGCGTCGATGAACGCCTGGATGTTGTCCTTGGCGACCTTCGCACTCTGGGCGAACTGAACGGTCTTGCGATCGAAGTCCGAGAGCATCGCGATCTGAGCCTGCTGGTCCAGATCGGTGATCTTATCCTCAGTTTTTTCGGCGTCTGTCTTCTTCGGTTTTCCGCCTTTGCGTCCCTTTTTGTTATTCGCCGAGATCTGCTCCTGCAGCTTCTCCTGCTGCTCGAATTCGCGGGTGGCCTTGGCGATGTCGAGGCCGGGGTTGGACTGCTTCGCCTCCATGGCGGAGGCCAGGGCGGTCTTGCCGGCAGCCTGGAGACGGAGGTTCTGGGTCTTGGCCTGCAGCTCGGTCAGGGCTTTGTCGCCGGCCGCAGCCTGGTCCTCGATCTCTTTCGCATCGGCCGCCTTGATCGTGCCGATGCTGGTCGTCTTGACCGTGATGTTGATGGTGGCGGATTTTCCGTCGAGAGCGTCGACCTGCGCGCCTACATCGGCGATCGTCGCCGATGCCGTGAGCGCCTTTTGGTTTGCTTCGATTAAGCTATCAATCATCGGCCTGAAATTAGGCATCTTCTCGCGTAGTTCGAGCAGAGCCTGAGCGTATTCCTCTGCGCTCATTTTGCCATGTGAGAACTGAGCAACGACATCCTTAAGCTCTAATGGTACATAGACGCCGGAGAGCATGGTCGAAGCGTTCGCCCGGACGTTGGCGATGTCCTGCACCGCGGCCTGGAGCTGGTTGCGCAGCTCCTGCAACTCGGGGAAGTTGTAGCTCCCCTCCCCGATCTTCATCAGGCTGTCGCCGACGCTCTGGGCGTAGGTCTTGATCTCGTCGAGCTGACGTTTGGCGCGCTCGGGGTCCACGAAGTCGCCTCGCGAGAGCGGGCCGCCCTCGTCGGCGTCGTAGACGGCCTTGCGGCTGCGCAGCCGGCTTTCCAGATCGCGCTGCGCCGCCAGGGCATCGGCATTCGCCCGGACCTTCTTGGCAGCCTCCTCCTGAGCCGCGGCGAACCGCGCGACCTCGATAGCGCGCTCGGCATAGCGAGGATCCGCCTTCGCGGCTTCGAGCATCACGTCGGCGAGCTGCCGCGTGGCCTTGGCCGCACCTTCCGAGGCCGGGTCGAGCTGGCGCGCGTTTCGGGCCGCCTCTGCGAGATTGATCCCCAGGCGGGCAGCGGCGCGGTCGAGATCGTTCTCTGTGGTGCTGCCGCCCTCGACCCCATAGCCGGCCCGGCGCATCGCGTCGCTGGCGGCCGAGCCGAAGGCATCCAGTGCCTTGCTGCGCTGGTCGACGACGCCACGCAGGGCCTCCACCTGGAGCCGGTTGTCCTGCTGTTGCTCGACCGGGGAGCGACCCTCGCCGCGCTTGGTAAGGGTGTTCAGCTCTCTGGTGCGGTCGATGACCTTGCCGAGAGCATCAGCATGCTTCTCCGCAGCCGCGGCGGCGCGGGCCTGGTATAGCTCATAGCCGATGAAGCCGACCGATGCCGCGGTGATGGCTGCCCCGAGGGGACCGCCGAGCAGGTTGATCAGGCCGCCGAACGCCGCGCGGCCCACGTTCGCCGCGCTGCCGAGCGCCACCTGCAGCCTGCCGGCACGCCGCTCGGCGTTGTCGACTGCCTCCGCGGTCTGCGTGACAGAGGCCCGAGCCTGCTCCAGCGACCGAGCAGCTAGGACGGCGTCGGCTTCGGCAGCGGCCTGATTGCCGGCGGCAGAGTTCTCGACCGCGCGCCGCGTGGCGGCGACGCCGCGCTCGGAGAATGCGCGGGCCGTGGCGAAATCACGCTGGCGAGCCGTGAGGGCGGAGATCTCCTGGTCGACGGCGGCGAGGCGCTTCACCTTCTCCTGCTCGGACAGGACCAGGCTCGCGTTCGTCTCGGCGCGGCGCTTCTGAAGCACCTGCTGCTGCGCGACTGCCTCCGCCTGGGCAGCAGCCAGCTTCTTATCGGCTTCGATCGCCGCCTGCGCTGCCTTCTCGCGCGCTGCCGCACCCGTCTGGCGCAGGGTCTCCTCGCTGGCGTTGATCGTGGTCAGCTCGGTTGCGAGCTGGCCTGCGATGCGGTCGCGATCCGCGACGGCCGCCTTCAGGTCGGCGTTGAGGCTCTCGCGAAGCGCCTGGGTCTGGGCATCCTTGGCGAGCGAGGCACGGGCCTTGGTTCCGATCACCGCATCGATCGCGTCGCGGTCCTGCTGGAGCGCAGCGACGCGCCGAACAGCCTCGTCGTACTGAGGGGTGAGCGCAGTCCTGGCCTGCCGGGCAGCCGACAGCGCCTTGTACTCGGTCGCGGTCAGGGAGCCGGCGGCGAGGTCCGCGGCCTGGATCTTCTTCAGGTAGTCATCAGCCAGAACGTTGCGGGTCGCCAGCGCCTTGTCGAGGGCGATCTGAGCATCGACCTCCTTCTCGATCAAGCTCATCACCTGCGCGGCCGAGCGCGCCGGTGCGTCCTGGCCTGGAGGAGCGCCAATCCGGTCGCGCTCACGCTGCTGCAGGTTCACCTGCGCGGCTCGAACGGTCGCCTCGGCGGCCTCCAGCTTCCTCTCCGCGGTAGCCGCCGAGGCGAGCGCCTTCTCCCGGGCGGCGTTGTTCACCTGCCGGAGCTTGTCCTCGCGCGCCTCGATCTCGCGGCCGGCGGCGTTGAGCTGCTGCCCAAGACGGTCGCGCTCCGCCACCTGCTCGGCAAGGGCTTCGTTGTAGGCGTTGAGCGCCTCCTGTTTCCGGCGAGACGTCGAAGCCGCAGCCGGCCGCTGCGGGAGACCGGCGATCTGCGCTTGAATGTCCTCGACACGCTGCTGCGCCGCGGCGGCTTGGGGCTGCAGCAGACCGCGCCGGCCGATAGCTGCCTGATAAGCCTGCTCCTGCTTCTTGGTCAGCGCGCCGGTCGCCATCTCCGCCCGCAGAGCAGCGGACAGCCAATCGGCGGTACGGCTCTCGACAGCCGCATTTCGCTTCGCGAGGGCGGCCTCGGCAGCGGCCTCGGCGTTGATGGTAGCCTTGGATGCCGTAACTGCGGCAGCAGCAGCTTCGGCCCGACGCTTCTCGGCAGCACTGACCTTGTCGGTGGCACCAGCCAGGGCTGCGCGAGAGCCGACGAGATCCTTCTCGGCGGCTTCCAGAGCCTTGATTGTGTCGGGCTCGGCGAGCGCGAGCGCCGGCGCGGCTCGGGCCTCCGCGACCTTCTCTTGCGCCTTGAAGTAGCGGTTGAAGGCGGCTTGGCGCTCGAACCTGGCCTGGCGCTGCGCCTGCTGCGCGGCCAGGAGATCGGCCTGGCGCTCGGCGCTCACGGCTCGGATCGGCGAGACGGCGCGCTGGATCCCAGAGGCCAGGAAGCGAGAGGCGATCGGCCCGGACAGCGCCGCGACGGCAAGCAGCACGCTGTCGCCGATCGAGTTCATGTTGTTCGCGACGAACCCCAGGCCCTGGGTCAGCGCCTTCGTGGCGCCGATGCTCTTGTCCAGGTTCCCGAGGTAGTGCGTGAGGGCGTTGTCGATCTGCTGGATGCCGGCGGCGATCGTCGGCGTCGTCCGGGCGAAGACCTCGTCGACCTCCTTGCCCGCGTTCAGGATCGCCTTGAACACGCGATCGGCTGTCAGCTCGCCCTGGGAGCTCAGATCATTCAGCGCGCCGACGGCGACACCGAACTCGCGCGCGATGGCCTGGATCAGGACCGGGCTGTTCTCGGCGATGGAGCGCAGCTCGTCACCCTGCAGCCGGCCGGAGCCGAGCGCCTGGGTGAGCTGGGTCGCGATCGAGGCCGCTTCCTGGACGGTCGCGCCGCCGGAGACGAGCGCCTTCTGTGTGGTCTCGACGACCCGCAGGATCTGCGTCTGGCTGGCACCGAGCTGGGTCGAGGACAGCGTCAGGCGGCTGAAGAGGTTCGCCGTCGCCTCGTAGGAGGTGCGGGTCTTCTGCGCCGTGTCGAAGATCTGCTGGTCGACCTGCAATCGCGCTTGGGCGTCGGGGATGGTGGCGCGCAGCCGGTTCTGGATGTTCGTGTAGGTGTCGGCGTAGTTCTTCAGCGCATTGGCCGCGACGCCGCCGGCGAGGCCGCCGACCGCGGTGCCGAGCAGGGTGAAGGCGGACGACAGCGCCTTGACGCTGGCCTCCGCCCGCAGAGCCGAGAAGGCGACCGAGTTGATGGCCGAGTTCGACCGGCTCAGCGCTGAGAGCGAGGTGGCCGCCCGGTTCGAGGACTGGCCGATCTCGTCCATCGAGCGCGAGACGCGCGAACCCGCCTGCTCGGACTGCGAGGCGGCACCCCGCAGATCCGACTGGAAGCGCTCCACGCCGATCAGGCGCAGAGTGGCTTCGATGCTGGCGACCTGGGCAACCATCAGGATCTCAGTGTTTGACGATCTTCACGCCGTCGAAGCCGGAGAAGAAGGCCATGAGGTCGGCGGTGGTGGCGGGCTTGGGCTTCTCGGGGAAGCACTTCTCAAAGTCGGGGACCTGCGAGAACCCGGTGAGGCGAGCCGTCATCCATGCGAGCCGTTGCAGCTCGCGGGTTCGATAGTCGGACCGGGCCTGGGCCACGGCGTAGACCTCGGCGGGGGTCATGCCGAGGATCTCGTCGGTCAGGAGACCGCAGGCGTATCCGACCTGGACGGCTCGATCGATGAGCCCGCCATCTCCAGGTCCGGCAGAGGGTCCGGATCGGGATCGCGGTCAGCCGCCTCGCGGCGGTCCTCGACCAACTGCGCGTAGGAGCGGCCGGTGATCGCGAGGGCGATGGCGTCGATGATCTCCTGGGTGACGTCCTGCACGCCGAAGGGGAGATCGTCGTAGTCGACGCCCTTGTTGAGCGGTTTCCGACCGTCCGCCTGCTTCAGCCCCGAGCGCAGGCAGAAGACCATGCACTCGGAGGAATTTCCGATCAGGCGGTTCGTGATCTCGGTCGTGAACTGCTGACCGTACTTCTGCTCCAGCATGATCAGGTCGGCCGTGCGGTAGCGCAGGACGACCGGGTTATTCGCGTCCCCGAGGTACGGGAACGGAACCTTGTTTGTCGGGTCGGACATGGGTCACCGTCAGGTGCGGGCGTTCGCCTCGGTGATCACGTCGGACGACAGGCGGCCGGTGAACATGCGCTTGGCCGGGTCGCCGCCGGTGCCGTGCATGATGTCGTGGCCGAGCAGGGTGTAGTTGAACCGGAACTGCGATCCGGTGCCGGCCGGGGGCTGCACGATGATCTCGACCGTCGAGTTGCTGTCGTAGAGCGCCTTGAGCCCGGTCTGGCTCGTATCGTCGCCGAGGAAGAAGCAGGTGATGTCCATCGTCTGCCCGTCCTTCAGGCCGCCGATGTAGCGGACCGTATCGGACTTCAGCGGGGTGGCGGTCACCTCGTTACGCCGCTGCGACAGGTTGCCGAAGGTCTCGACCTCGTTCAGCTCAGTCCCGGTACCCGACGCGCCTACGGCCTTGTAGAGCACGATTGTGCCCGCGCCGATGTGGACCTTGTCCGGCATGTCTCTCTCCTGATGTGGGATGCGCGGGAGGCTGGATCGTCACCGCGGCGCCGCGCACGCCGGTGCGGAATGGGTCAGCGAGACCGGCCGAAGATCGATTGCGCGAGGGACCGGGCGGCCTCCTCGACGATCTCATCCTTGGTCTCTTCGTAGGCCGGCCGCATGAAGGGGGATGGCCGGGCACCGGGGTGCCACTGCCCGCCGTTGCGGTTCGGCTGATAATGCGGCGCGGTGCCGAGTTCGACGAGAACGCCGACGCTCCAGTGTTTCTTGCCCTTGATCGGACCGGCGGCACTTGTGTCCTTGGTCTTCTCGGCGATACCGAGCGCCCCACTGAGCTGACCGCTCTTGTTCGAGCCATTCGCAGCGAGGTGCGAGCGAGCTGCCTCGACGAAAGGCCCTAGGCCAGCGTGCCGAGCCTGCTTCTGCTCGGCTTGGGTCGGGTGCCGGGCGATCTCGCGCAGCAGACTGGCAAACTGATTGAACGAACCCATCAGGAGTACGTCACGTAATAATCGCTCATTCTCCTGAAGATCGACATGTCGTCGTTGGTGTCGCCGACGTCGGAGACGCCCTTCAGGAACACGCAACTCTTGCCGGCGAAAATGCCACGCCGGTTGCGCAGCGCTTCCTTCACCGCGACGGCGAGGTTCTCGACCTGCGTGGCCGAGCGCGCCCGCATCTCGATCGTCACCCGGGCCTGCGAGAGGTCGGTGGTGCGGGACACTCCCTCATAGCTCTCGTCGGTGACCTGATAGACGATGATGTCCGGCCACTTCGTGCCGCCGGAGATCGGCCCGATACGATCCTCGACGATCGCCGTCACCGTCGGCGAGGCCAGCAGCGCCTGGATGGTCGCGAAGGTAGCGCTCATCAGTTGCAGATCACTCGGACGGTCGAAGCCGTGCCGCTATCGGCCTGCCGGAAGGGTGTGCCCGAGAGGGCGAGCGTACCCTGCGAAACCTTCACTGCGACGGTCGCGCCCGAGAGGGTCTGCGAGGTGACGCCGCCGGTGACCATCTGCTGCACGCCGCTGATGGTGAGCCACCCCGGGATCACATCGACATCCGGCGCCGTGCTGCAGGTGGGCCACGTGAAGGTGGCGACGCCGGAAGTGTTGGCAGGTTGGGTGTAGCGCTCGACACGGCGAGGCGCGCCGGCGGCGCCGGTCGCTCCCTGCGCACCTGTGGCTCCCGTGGGGCCGTTCAGCCCTTGCGGGCCTTGCGGCCCCACGGCGCCGGTCGCGCCGCTGTTTCCCATCGGGCCGGCGGGGCCTTGGGCGCCGGTGGCCCCGGTCGGTCCAGCGGGGCCAGTGTCGCCCTTCCCGCCTGTGGCCCCGGCCGGACCAGGCACACCCTGAGATCCAGGGACACCCTGTGGTCCAGCGGGCCCCGCGGGACCGCGCTCGCCATTCTGTCCAGGCGGTCCAGCCTCTCCAGGAATTCCTCTCTCACCGGGTTCTCCTTTCGGCCCGGGAGGACCTTGCTCTCCACGAAGGCCGGGCAGCGCCGTGCCGGGCGGCCGAGCGAGCGCCGGTGCGGTCGAGAAAGCGAGAGCGAGCGCGATGCGTAGAAGGGCGCGCATCAGCCGCCATTCCCGTACATGATCTCGTACTCGCAGGTCATGCTGGAGAGGTCCGCGGGGTAGCCCGGGATCGCAACAAGCATGGTCGAGACGATGCGCTGTGAGCCGCTCGTGGGGTTCGCGGCGCTGCCGAGGGTCTCAGGGCCGCGGGTCATCCGGATGCCTGAGAAGCGATCGATGACCTCGGTCTTCGAGGTCACGCGATCGACGCCCGGGTAGCCGGTTGGTTCGGTCCTGAGCGGCTCCAGGGCGGAGACGGTCATGATCCGGACGTCAGCGCCTGCGCAAGGATTGAAGCCGCGGTAGGTCGTCGCCCCAGCGGGCTGCGTGTAGACGAATTGCTGCGGCGCCGTCGTCACCGGCATCATGAAGGAGTTGCGCACCTTCCGGGTGAAAGGCGCGCTCATCACCTGCAGCGGCGAAAGGAGACCGCCGCAGGGCACCACATTACGGCCCTCGCCGGTCGCGCAGTGGATCACCGTGCTGGACACGTTCTCCCGGTTAGGGCCGAGCCAGGGCATGTAGACCTGCGCGAACGCCGCCCCTCCGCCCAGCAGGCCGAGCGCGACGGCCCATGGAGCAAAGCGCTTCATGTCAGCCTCGAACGATGCATGTTGAGTTACCGCGCGCCTTCGCCGGCGACGCACTCAAGACGAACCTGCATGCGCAGGTCGTTGTCCGTAAGAACGGTCTTGATGTCCAAGATCTGCTGCGGGATGCCCATCACAATCCGCATGCCGGGCGTGACATCCTTCAGCTCCAGCCAGTCACCCTTGAGCACCTGAATGGTCTGGCTGTAGCGGGAGCCGGTCTCGAAATACTCGCCGCCGCGGCGGACGTCGATCGAGACCCATGCCTTGCGGAACAGAGCCCAGGTCTGCACGGGCTCGTTCGACACAGGATCGCGGGCCTCGGTGGAAGTCTGGATCTCCACCAGCGTGGAGGCGCGGCCGGCGGCGAGCGGCATCAGGAGTGGTCCGGCTCGATGCGGTAGCGACCAGCGAGGCTGCGAACCCCGAGCTGCACCTCACGGCTGACGTTGCTCACGCGCGGATCGGCGATCGTCGCCTCACGGTTCACGTACCAGTGGGCGGCCAGAAGCTTGATCGACTGCTTCAGCCCTTCCGGGATCGTAGCCGGATCCTCGTGCCCAGCCTTGAACCGGATGCGGTAGCGGCGCGGGTCTCGCGCGAAGGCTGGAGGTGAGACCAGCGACGGCTGCAGGCGCGCCAACATGCCGAAATCGCCGGAGTTGGTGAGGATGTAGGTCGCTGCGTCGATGTCCGCGTAGGTGTCGATGATCGCGTCCCGTCGGGCGAAACCGACCGTATCGCCCATGAAGGGCCGCACCGGCAGCTCGAACACGTCGACCAGCGTCTCGACGTAGACCTCGAACTCCTCCTCCAGGAGGCAGTAGCCGTTCGTCCACCCCTCTGGCCCGGACAGGTAGTCGTAGGCCGTCGCGATGTAGCTCTCGATCAGGTCGTTCTCCTCGTCGTGCATGACGCGCGCCTGCGCCTTCACCTCGGCGAGGGAGACGACGTCGAGCTTCTGGGCCCGCGTCAGAGGAGCGGAGATCCGGCGCAGGTCCATGACGCTCACTTCGTGAAGTAGCCCTTGCCGCCGGCCGGCGTGACCATCTTGTCGGGATGGCGACGCACGGTCTTCGGCCCGAGATCAGGGCGGTCCTGCGCGGGCGGCCGGCTTTCCGGCTTGCCGCCCTGCTCCTGCTTCTCGCCGGCCATCACGAGGTCGGCAGCGAGGACATGGAGACCGCGGATGTTGCGGGCTTGCGGCGGCTCCATTCGGTCTCGACGATCTGCTCCGCCTCCGCCTTCGTGTCGACGTTGCGGCCGGCGAGCTGGCTCGCGATCTTCATGAGCGGCAGGTGGTGCATGGTGCGCCAGTCGTCCGGGATGGCGATCTTGCTCAGCCGCTCGGCCTCGGTGTTGGTGGTGACGACCTTCTCGTCGGGCTTCACCGACTTGAGATTGCCGACCGGCTCGGCCCAACCCTCGTCGTGCAGGCGCTTGGCGACGTGCGGGTGATAGCCGGCCACGTCGCCGATGCTCTCGGTCGAGGTGTGCTTGATGTTCTTCATGGGCACCAGGCCGGTGCGCTCGTCTGCCAGCGCGGCGTAATCCTCGACCTTCATGTCCTTCGCCATCGTCGTGTTCTCTCACCTGTCAGGGAAAGCTCACCGGACTATTCCGGTGAGCATCGGCACCGTCAGAGGTTAGGGAGCGCCCCAGCGGACCTTGGTGAGGGTGGCGACGGCCTTCGACTGGTCGAGGGTGACGTCGTGCTCCATCTCGGCGAGGATCGCCATCATGTTCTGCTGCCACAGGAACACGGTGGTGCCATTGTCGTCGATCGTGGCCTCGGTCGAGGACTTCATGATCATGCCCTCCTCCTCGGCAAAGAGGACGTGACCGAAGTCGACGAGCGAGAGACTGCTCTCGTCGGTGGTGGTGCCGCCGTTCTCGGGGATCTGGTTCGAGACCAGGAACGAGATGCCCTTGAAGTTGCCCTGCGCCAGCTCCGGGTAGATCCGGTTGCCGTTGCCGTCCCGGAGGTTCGAGAGGTAGTGCCAAGTGCGGTAGGAGAAGATCCACCGCCACTTGTTGGTCATGACAATGTTGGCGCCGGTCATCGACAGGATCATGCGCGAGGCGATGCTGTCGATTTCGGCGACCGTGGGCGCCTTCACGTTGGCGAAGTAGCCGGTGGTCGAGGCGTCGAGGGTGGTGATGCCGCTCTTCTTGAAGATGCCGAGCGGGGTCGCGCCGGTGCCATTGCCGAAGTACATGGCGCTGTCCATCGTCAGGCCGAGCACCTGGCGAAGGTCGTTGCGCACGTAGGCTTCGATGTCGACGACCGGCCACTTCAGGGCCTCGTTCGTCAACAGGACGATGCCGGCGAGCTTGTAGGACGACATGTTGATGTCGTCGAACCCGGGCGTGCCGACCGGCTTTTTCGCACCCTCGCCGACATACGCGGCGGTGGCGGGGGAGGCACCACGCGGCTGCCGGAACTTGCCGCCGATCAGGCGGACCCGGCGGGGATTGCCTTCCAGGAACGTCGCCTGCGGCCGCAGCAGTTCGATCACCTCGGAGGTCACGGGCTGCGGCAGCAGCACGTTCGAGGAGATGCCCGAGGTGACGGTCTTCCGGCGCTGGATCGCGATCTGCTCGTCGGCGAAGTCGCCGAAACCTTCCGCCTTGAGCACGGAGATGGCGGTCGCCCGCTCCTTCGGGTCACCGTACTTGTTGATGAGCGCCGCCTTGGCGTCGGCGGCCACTGCGAGCAGGGTCTTCTGCTCCTTGGCGACGGTCTGCTTCGGCACCGCCCAGGTGCGGACGTCCGGGCCGCCGTTGTGGCCGATGCCCTCGATCGGATCGTTGGCGCCCTTGGAGGAGAGCCCCTCGATGCGCTCCTCCTCCTCGGCGTCCTTGATCAGGTCGAGCACCTGATTGCAGGTGGCGATCCCGGCCTTGTAGGCGGCGCGATCCTCGGCAGTGGCGCCATCGGCCGCGGCCTTTCCGCGAAGGGCCGCCAGCTTCATGCGGTCGGCCTTCAGCTTCTCGCGCAACTGCGCAAGGGTCATGTCACTTCTCCATGGGGAAAGGTGGCGGCGCCCGCACAGGGGAATGCCACCGGGGTGAACCGCCGTGTGCGGGCGGGTTACAGCGCGGCGTGAACCGCGATCTCGGCGTCGAGGGCGGCCAGGTCGGCATCGGCCTCGAACAGGTCATGGATGGCTTCGAGGGCTGGCAGATCCTTTGCGATCTGGTCGCGGACCTGCTCCTCGACGGTCTTCTGGGGCTCGGGCACCGGCGGCGCGGCAGGCTCCTCCGGCTTCAGGCCGAAGAACTTGGCGAGGCGCGTCAGAGCGCCTTCAGCTTTCTCGGCATGCTCACCCAGGGCGCGCAGGTCAGCGGTCGCCTGCGAGGTGTCGACACCGAGGGAAACGGTGTGCGATGTCTTGCCGCCGGCAGCGTCGCGATGGGCGTCCTCGAACGCCTTGCGCGGCATCAGGATACCGTTCTCCAGCTTCCAGGTGTCGAGCACCTCTTCGATGATCTCGCGGGAGAGCACGTCGCCGTCGGCAGCGGCCTTCGCCAATGCAGCCGGGTTCGCAGGGATCGAACACGGCGAGCATTCGTACAATTCTGCCGAATGGATGATGTACCCCGGATAGTAATATTCGCCCTTCATCTCATCGGGGACTTCCCGACGCTCGATCTCCTTCGGCATGAAGCCGATACTGCAGGCGACGAGGGAGCCGGCCGCCCAATGCGCTTCGAGGCGCTGAGCGTTCGGGTCGGCCATGGTGAGCGCCAGTTCGCCCTCGGTGCGCTTCGGGCGTCCGGTGAGGTTCTTCGCGAGGTTCTCCCACTTCCCGACCGGGAAGTCGCCGGAGCGGTGGGCCCACGGCGCGACCGGGTTCTTCTCGAACTCGGTGGTGTCGAGGCCCGCCTGGATGACGATGTCCCGATCTCGGTCCTCGACCTCCGCCGACATCACGAAGGCCATGCGGCCCGAGCCCTTGGTGTACTTGGCGCGCTTCTCGCTCTCGGCGTGAGCGGCCTTGAGCACCACGCCGTTGTCCCGGGCGAACTGCTTGCGCAGCAGGCCGTAGGCGCCCTTCGCGTGCAGGTACTCGTCAAGCGAGACGCGCTTCGTGGTCATGGTGTCCTCAGGAGAAGTTGTCGGCCGTGGTGCGCTGCTCGGCGCGGATCTCCTCGACCATCCGCAGCAGCGCGTTGGCGAAGGCTTCGGCTTCGGCGAGGGTGCGGGCGGAGCGCATGCCCAGCCGGCCCTCCCCCATGATGACGTGGATCATCTCCCTGACGCGCTCGGCGCGCAGGTGGATCTGGCCGTTGGTCATGGCTGTCCTCACGGGTTGTCGGCGACGAGCCTCAGGCCCTTTCCGGCGTTGTTGTCGGGGCTCTCGCCCTCGCCTGCGCCGGGCTGGGTGGCGTTCTGTCCGGATCCGGCCTGGACGACCTCACCGTTCGCATCGACCAGGCTCATGTTGACCGGCACGGTGCGGCGGTCGCCGCCCTTCTTCAGCGGGTTGAGCCGGAAGGGCATCAACTCTCGGAACTCGTCGAAGGTCAGCGCGCCCGACTGCATGCCGGTGGTCAGGAGCTTGTTCAGCGTCTCCGGATCCGCGGCCATCAGGGCGCCGCGGTCGAACTCGGGCTGGTAGGTGAACCACTCGCTCTCGGGCAGCACTGCGTTCCGCAGCTTCGCCTCGATGGTGCGGGCGGTGGGGATCAGGCAGTCGTTGGCATACTGCCGGTCCATCGCCGACATGTTGTTGTAGGCGACCGCCTCCAGGGCGAAGATCTTGTGCGGCGGGGTCTGCATAAGGCCGCAGATCCGCATCACCTGCTGGGTGAAGCTCTCCGCGGTGCTGTTGTCCTTGGCGTTGAAGGCGATGGACTTCGCGCTCAGACCCATCTCCAGCAGGATCGGGTCGCCGTAGGCGCTCGCCTTGCGCACCCGATTGGTGATCTGGCGCTTCAGGCGGTTGAAGGCCGCCTCGCCTGCATCGCCGGCGGGGAACCCTTCCTTCGTCTCGAAGACCAAGGTCTGCTTGCCGTCGTTGCCGAACAGCTTGGTCTGGTACTCGCCGATCGCGCTCAGCAGCTCGAAGATCGGATTGCCGAGGGTGAGGTTCGAGAGGCCGTTCACCCCGTCGAAGAGCCGGCCGCGCCAGTGGATCATGCGATCCTCGGGCACGATCAGGTAGGTGTCGCCGAGGACGGCGCGCTCGTACTCGGTCGCCGCCCAGATCTCGTAGAAGATGCGGCCGCGGGCGGTGATCCGCATCCGGCAACGGGCCGGCAGGAGCGGGATCAGGCCAGTCACCGTGCCGTCGGCGGAGATCTCCTTCAGGGCGTAGGCGTTCTGCGCCAGCTCCAGGTGCAGGACGACCATCCGCCAGAACTCGGACCACGTCATCGACGTGTCGTTCGGCTTGGTGGCGAGGAGCCGAGCGAAGTCGTGCTGGCCGGGCTCGACCATACCCCAGCCGCGTCCCTGGCGCCGCCAGAGCAGCATGTCGGCCTTGGAGATGTCCCGAGCCTTCACGTCCGCGCATTGGATCGCCAGGGCGAGGCCGGTCGCGTTGCTGCTCAGGAGGCCGCTCGCGCTGCCGAGACCGAGGAAGCCGAACTCCTCCCAGCCGTGGTCGAACTGCTGCCACTCCAGGGGGTTGCTCGGGCTCACCGGTGCCTGATGCACGAGCTGGCCGGCCTCGCCGGTCTTCTCGGTAGCGAAAAGCTCGAACTGCTCGGCCATCAGGCATCTTCCCCGAGCAGCCCGCGCTGCAGGTAGACGTTGGGGGCGGTCTTCTTCGTGCCGTCGAGGATGCCAGCCTCGTCGTGGAGGCGGGCTGCGTTCGCGAGGATCAGCGCGTCCATGCCATCGATCGACAGCTTGGAGCCCCGCTCTTCCTTCTTCGGCAGCACGTTGTCGTTGGCGTCCCAGAAACCGACCACGTTGCCGGCGCACCAGGCCGAGATCGGGTTGGCGTCGTGCTGGAGCCGGTCCGGGTTGCGGTGGCGAGCCACAAGGTCGTCGGTCGACCGGGTCAACTCCCGCGGGCTCTTCGAGACCCGGAAGGCCACGTGCCCCCGCTTCTCGACCGCGCCCATCAGGAAGTCGGCCTGCCAATTGTCGAACGAGAACCCCACCACGGTGTGGCCCTCGACCGTCGCGAGGATGTCGGCCAGGATCTGCTCGTGGTCGACGTGATCGCCCTTGGTGAGGGTCAAGTGTCCGTCGCGAGCCCAAGCCGAGAACATGTCGGCGAAGCGCTCATCCTTGAACCGGCTGCTCTTCTCCGGCAGCCAGTAGCGGATGTGGGCGAAAAGCTGGTCGCCGACCTTCGCGATGAAGGCGGCGGCGTTGAGATCCGAGTGCGAGGCGAGGTCGACGCCGACGTAGAGGGGGAAGCCCTTCAGGACGTCGAGGTTGAGCCGGGGGTCGCCGCACTTCCTCCAGTCCTCGGTCGAGAACAGTGTGCCGGCAGCCCTGACCCAGATATTGAGCCGGGTCCGGACGTACTCCTGGAGCTTCGCCTCCGAGATCCGCGCCTCGGCCTCCTCCTCCCCGATCGAGACCGGGTTGAGCGAGATGCCCCAGAGCGGGTTGAACTTCTCCAGGACCGACGGCGTGAACCGCTGATCCTCGTCGCCGGGCTCGGCCGCGTAGATGACGGTGAAGCGCCGTGGCGCGCGGATCTCGCCCTTCAGGACCCGCTGGTCGTCGCAGAAAGCCGCGTAGGCGGGCCCGAAGCTGTCCCGGCCTGCAGTGGAGATTGAGACCCACAACGGCGCCTTGCGGGCGCCCTGGGCGCTCTTCAGCACGCCGATGACAGCCTGGTCCTGAGCGTGCAGCTCTTCCGCCAGCACCACGTGGGGGTTCAGGCCGTCGAGGTTCTTCGCTCGGGAGGCCAGGAGCTGGAGCGTCGCCCCCGTGGCGCCGAACTCCATCGCCTCCTTGGTGTATGAGATCCGCAGGTGCGCCTGCAGCTCCGGCTCGGCGTCGACCGTCTGCCGGATCATCTTGTAGGGGACGTCGGCCTGCTTCTCCGAGCCGGCGGAGATGTAGCCCTCGGCACCCCTCTCCCCCTCAAAATTCAGGGCGTAGAGCACGATGCCGGTGGCGAGTGTGCTCTTCCCGTTCTTCCGAGGGACCCAGAGGTTGACCGTGCGCGTCCAGCGCCGGCCGGTCTCGCGCTCCCGGAACCCGAAGATCGCGCAGATCCACCAGCACTGCACCGGCTGGAGGAGGATCGTGCCGCCGTCGCCGCCCTTCACCTCGGGCAGCATCTCGATGAACCGGCAGGCGTCGATCGCGTGCTCGACCGAGAAGACCAGCTCGGAGCGAGGCTTCTTCGCCTCCTGCAGCATGTGCAGGTAGCGCTCGGCCGCCAGGATCTCGAACTCGCAGGTGGGGATCCGGCGGTTCACGACCGCCTGGCAGTACCACTCGGCGATGCGGGGATAGTCAGCGACCGGAGCGTCGTCGAAAGTGGTCTTGTTGAACGTCCTATCGGCGACGGTTCGGAAGACCAACGCGCGCGAACTTGTTGACGGACGCGCCCGCCGGCGCGGCGATCGGCTTGTCGAGCCCGCCGAGGTCAAGCCGCTTGAGCGAACGGATGAGGTTCTCAACGTGCGAGCCTTTCGGGGGCTTGCCCTGCAGAGCAGCGTCAGTCACGCCGTCGAACTGGACGATGTACGCGCAGAGGGCGGAGTGCTTGCCGACCGTCATCTGGCCGGCGTCGAAGACCATCCTGGCGAGCCGGTCGTATTCGGCCTTGGCCTCGTCGGTCTTCAGAGGGAACAGGCAGGCCGGGATCTCGCGATAGCCCGGCAAGGCCACGACCTTGGGGTCACCCGCGCCGACCTGCGCCAGGTTCTTGCGCTGGATAGCTGCCATGGCTTTCTCGAATTCTCACCGCTGTTGTGATCCGGGGTCCTAGGGTTCGCGATGACCGGATCGGGGCTTCGGACCTGCTACGACGCACGGCGTCGCTTCGGTCGCTCGCGGTGCTCCCCGCTGAATGGATGGCTTAGGGCTTGGAGCCGGCGCCGACGCGCGGCGTGCCGGTCGGCCCTGGATCGGGTCCAAGGGCGCCGAGCCGCTGCAGGCTGTGGGTCTGGAGCGCGAGGCACTCCTTCAGCCGGGCGGTGATGTCCCGGTTGTTGCGCAGCACGTCAAGCGCCTCGGGCCGCTGATCGCCGGCGAGCCGGGCGCACTTCGCCTCGATCTCGCCGATCAGCTCCTGCAGGTGCTCTTCGAGCTTCGCCCCGCCAGGATTGTCGGCGCTCATCAGGATGGTCATGACGATCAGTGCCTCGTGGTGCTGCCACCGGCGCGACGGACCATCTCCATGATGTCGTCCATCGGGTTGCCGGAGAGCTTGATGGCGAGGTTCTCCGCCCGGAAGCGGATGTCAGGCGGGCAGCAGGAGCAAGCCAGGATCGCCTGCATCATGCTGGAGAGGGCTCCACGCTGGGTCTCGGTCATGATCGCGTCCTCAGTCCCCGCCGCTACCGCCGCCGTCGGATCCGCTATCCGAAGAGCAGGAGAAGCCGCCGTCACCGTGTGAGTGGCAGGTCGCCGGAGCCGCATGGCCGCCGTAGAGCGGCGAGCCCGGGTAGGTCGGCGCGTCGTAGCTGGATCCACCTGCAGCGCGACGCCGATCCAGCTCCGCAGCCCGCTTGCTCTCCTCGCGCCAAACCACCGCTCCAGCGATCCCGATGGCGACTACGGCGGATAGGGCGAGTGGGACGACCTGATGCATGGATGCCCTGCTCGATTGACAGCCCTGGATGTGAGAACGAAACTGGAACGATCCTTCCCAGAGGCTCCCATGTCCCGCACTGCTGCACCGCGCCGGCCCGTCGCCGACACCTTCATGATCATGTTCCCGGACGAGTTCGCCGAGGACACCGACCGTTGCCACGAGCTGGTTGCCCACATGGAGGCCGCCTACCCAGGTCGCCGGTTCGAGGCTGTGCAGAGCCACAGCATCCAGCCCGTTAAAGGAGCGTCGCTTAGCTACCGCGAGCCTACGCTGGTCCCTTTGCTCGGGAGCGCCGGTGAGGATGCGGATCCCGCCGACTTCCGTGACAAGCCGAGCGCCGACACAATGGACGAGATGCGCGACACGCTACAGGCCTTCATCCGCGGCCCCGCAGCCCTGAACTGAACTGGTGAGAGAGGCAGGGCTCGAACCCGCCATGCGCAGAGGCGCCGGATTTACAGTCCGGTGGCCGTCCGCCCGGCCATCTCTCTCGTTGGCACCGGCCGTAGGTATCGAACCCACCTCACAGGCTTTGGAGACCTGTTTGCACCCTGTGTTGGCCGATCTCTGAAGCTGACAGCGCCCGTTGCTTGGCGGCCTGGAACAACCCTTCCAGCACCGGATCGTCAGCATGTCGTCCTACCCAAGCTAAAAACAGACCGCGCTTGTAGTTGCAGGCGTGGCATGACGGCTTGAGGTTGGACGGAGAATTGTTCTGTTTGTCGCCGTCTACATGGTCTACGACGAGCTTGTCGTCACCCTTCTTTACGTCCCATGATACCGGACGGTCGCACCAATAACAGTTGTGCCAGCCAGGGCCGATCTCATCGTAGAGTACGATCCTGTGCTCATAGGCACGGCCATGATCGCCGCTGGCAGGATGACCCTGGCGCCCTGAAACAATCACATACCCGTCGCTGCTCAGATAGCGCCTGGTGATGATCGGGTCGTCGTCTGTGCCGCGCCTTCTGACCCGTCCGTAGTGCTTTTCACAGAAGTTGGCGAAACCGCTTCGGACGGTGCTGTTACAACCAATTGTGCGGCATATGCCCCAGATCGGTCGATCAAGCCTCTCATTTGCCAAGGGCCGACCATTGTGTTTGCGCTGCCAATGCAGGTTGCACAGGCCGTGCCCCGAATGGGGCCTATCACAACCCTGAACGCTACATCCTTGTGTCGCCAGCTTTCGAGCCCCCAAGCTCGGATCGCCGTGGATGCTCCATCTGCGCCAGTGTGTGGAGCAAAGCCCTCGGGCTCGGAGCTGCTTCTCGCAGCCTTCGACAGAGCACATCTTGCCGCCGCGGTCATCAACCGCTACGCATTCGATAGCCATTCGGTCTCTCACCCAGACTGCTTGGTCAGAGCCGCCGAGGTGTTACGAGCACCAGAGCGGCTCGCTTGTTCTAGCAGATATTACCTGAATTTCCGAGGTCTTTCTTCCGGATCGTCGCACCACAGAGGTAGTAGGTGCGTCTGACCTGTATTCCTCGCATAAACTTCAAGTTGACCCTTGATATCATGATGAGGCCGGCACAAGCCGTGCCAGTTGGCCCGGTCGAAGATCTCCCCGCCGTCCACGATCGGGACCTTGTGGTCGACGACCGCTGCCGGCGTCAGTCTCCCCTGCTGCTCGCACCAGGCGCAGAACGGATGCTTCCTGCGATACCCGGTCGAGGCCCGATCCCAGGCTGCCGAGTAGCCTCGTTTCCGAGGGGAGATCCGCTTTGGCCGTGGTGCGAGCTGGAGAGGCGGGGCTCCCGACCGCGCCCTCATCGACCGAGGCATCTTCCCAGCTCCTCGGCGATCCGTCCGGCGCCCCGTCCCCGAGGCGCAATTCGTGGTGTGAGCAAATAGGTACTCGACACCGTGCGGAGTTGCAAACCAAAAAAACGCAATGTTTTTAGTGCTTTACGCGAGAAACTTCAGAGAAAGGTTTCAGTAAAAATGGATAAGGCTCGGCTATCGCGACAGGCTGCCGCATGCCATAAAACGGAGAGAGCCGCGCGGATCGCTACCGCGCGGCTCTTGCAGTGGTGGTCGTGGTTTCGGCTATGCGCTCTTCGGCAGCTCCAGGGTCCGCTGCTCGCCTCGGCCTATCGCCTGGACGAACAGGGTGCCGTTCTCACGCAGCAGCTTCTGAGCGCCTCGGATCGTGTACCCCTGCACGTACAGGAGGTGCTTGATCCCTCGCAGGAGGTCGACGTCCTCCGGGCGGTAGGATCGCCGGCCGCGGCCGCGCTGGATCGGCTGGACCTGGTCGAAGCGGGCCTCCCAGAAGCGGAGGACGTTCTGCGGCAGGTCGAGGGCGGCGGCGACCTCGCCGATCTTCCAGAGGGCGTCAGGAGGCTTGCTCACGGGGCCGATCCTCATCACCGGGAGGGTTCGCCTTGATCGCCTCCAGATCCCCGGCTGTGAGTGTGGACAGGGCAGCGAAGATCACCTTCGTGAGGTCGGCCGGACCGTCGATCCCGACGTCGCGATGATTATGCTTCCCGTCGTCAGCACCCCGATAGAGGTACGGACCCGGGTATCCCTCCTGGTATTGCCGGTCCATCTCCTTGATCGCGGCGAAGACGGCCTTGTCGAGCGGATCGGTCATGATGCTGCCTTCTGCCTATGGGCTCTCTCGGTCATGATGTGATGCTTTGCCACGCCGAGCAGGTAGTCGACGTAGGCTTCGCCCCTCCCCATGAGATCGAGATCGTCGATACTCAGCGTGACGTGGAGGGTCCCAGGCGATGCCATGCTGGTCCCATACCTCCGGACAGCGATCTCGCTCGGGGTCTGCTCACCGCGCTCCGCTCGGAGATCAGCCTCAAGCTCAGCGACGCGCTTGGCGAGCTGCCTGATCTCTTTCTTGAGGGCTTCCTCACTCATCCGTTCCTCCTTCAGCGGCCTTCCACGACGCGCGCGGCAGCCTCCCAGGCATCTTCACCCTCGGCGTACAGTTCATGCGCCCTGTCCTTCTCCTCGTCGGTCAGCGTGCGGTCTTCAAAGTTCTCCATGAAATCGAAGATCCACCTGAAGGTAGCCTCGAAGGCTTCACGCTCCTGCTTCATCAGCCGTTCCTCCGTGGGTGTGGCTTGCGGCGTGGTGGCGCCTTGAGGGGCTTTCGGCGGAGCCTGAAGCTGGATCGCCAGAAGCTCAACATGGAACCGCAGGACGGCCGCACGTAGCCGGTCTCAAGGTCGACCTTGCGTCGCATGATCAGGGGCGACCTAGCATTCAGGCGTGCGTTCCAACGCTGGAAATCGACATCGCCGATCACGGCTCACCTCCCGTCGGCGTCGCCGCCAGGTCGGCCCTTGTCGCGCGTGGGATCGCCGCCTTGGCATCGCGCTCCGCCTGTGCGGCTGCCTGATAGGCGAGCTTCGCTCGGCCCCACGCTTCGACAGCATCCCGGACGACCGGCGTATCGAGCGCAAGCTCGTCCAACTGGACCTTGGTTCGCGACCGGCGTCCCAGCACCTTCTCGCCTGGCACCCGCGGGGAAACCCAGGCGTGCTTCTCGCCCTCCAGGAGTGTGACGACGCCCATCGAGAACTCGCCGTAGTGAGACAGGACAATGACCTTCACATTGCCGACCCGGCGCGCTGCCGCATCTGCCGCGTTCAGCTTCGTCTTTAGGGCTGTGAGGGTCTTTGCCTCCAGCTCCATGCCCCAGCAGCGCCAGACGTCCTCGTTCTCGGCGTAGACGATCTGGTGGCCGTTGTGTTCGGTGGTGATCTGGCTCACGACCGGTCGTCTTCCATCAGGGGCTCGTCGCGCGGGACGAGGCGGCCGGTGGCGAGTTCGCGCTCGACATCCTGCAGGTGCTGGTCCTGCAGGCCAGAAGGCTGGTGGCCCGGGTCGAGGAGCGAGACCGCTCCGCCGCGGCGTGCGCGCTCGTACCCCTCCATGGTCTTCCGAAAGCGTCGCTCAATCGCCTCAGCGTCAACGCCCGCGGCGTCGACCCTCACTTCCGTCATCGGCACCATCGCTTTCAGCACGAAATCCAGCGCCGGCCGGATCTCGCCGAACGCAGCGATCGGATCCGGGTTCTGCACCATCTGGATCCGGTCGTAGACCACGAACCCGCCCTGCTGGCAGGCGCGCACCGTCATCTCCTTGGCGGCCATGTCTCACCTCGAATGTCGGGGAATGTGAGAAGGGCCGCCGGCGATCTCGGCGGCCCCCTGGTGACGAACCTATTCGGCGCTGGCCGATGGCTTTGGATCCGACAGCGGGGGCCCGAAGACCGTCGCCACGTCATCAATCACGCCGGAGATGGCGTTCGCCAGCTCCACCGAACTGCCCGAGCCGTAGTCTCTGAGCAGGTCGGCCATGACCACTCGCCATTTTCTGAGGGGCATCGTCACCGTGAGGGTGACGTTCACCTCATCGGGGTTCTCGACCTGCATCGAGACCTTCATGACTGCACCTCTCGGCCCTTGAGCGGCCGCTTCGAGCGCGGATGCACGTGCCTGGCGACGGCCTTCTCGCTCGGCGCCGACGGGCCCGCCTGCTGCACCCGGCGCAGGGTACGAACGTTGTCCGGCGAGGCCATCTTGAGCCGCGCCTGATCGGAGAGGCTGGTCTTCTTCACCGCACCAGCTCCTTGAGCGTCGCCGACGGAGAGAACCGGACGATCCGGGTCTCGGGGATCTGGCGCCGCTCGCCGCCCGTCATGGGGGTGCTGATCGTCCGCGGAGCGCGCGTCTGCCGGTAGAAGCGACCCACTCTCGGCCACAGCAGCTCGCCGCTGCCGTTCGCCATCTCGTTCTCGATCACATCGCGGAACGCTTCGAGCGCCGCCTCCGTGTCGCCCTTGCTCAGGCCCGATGCCGCCGACACCGCGGCCACCAACTCCGACTTCGTTCTCATCGCTCAGCCCTCGAAAGGGTGCCCCTGAGCCGAAACAGAAGATGACGAACAAATTCGGCAATGGCAAGCCCCTCTCGTCATCCTGGGATAGGCGCGCTGCCCCATGCGCTGCGGTGGACCGTGGCCCAGCGTTGCCTTTTTGAGTTCTGCGGAAATGACCAGCTGGGCCGGTCCCAGGGTAAGGTCTCGATCCCTTAATCAGACCCCGCCATCCCTTCTGCTTATACTTGATACTCTACACGCACACGAGCCTACGTATACGCGCACGCGCCCGAGCTATCCCCGCGCCTACTGGCGAGCGAGCGTGGTTTCTGTCGTTGACTGACGAATTTCTTTGGCAAACGACTTGACGAACAAATTCGTCATGTCCTAGTGTGTGTTCACGGCAAGAGCGCCGACCACAGGCGAGGCAACCGCGCCTCCCGCAGGAGCGCACCAGGATCGGCGATCGCGCCGACCATCAGTGCGCTCCACGCCAGCCAATCAGGGGCCACAGCTATGACGCAACCTGTCTCTCGTCCTGTTCGTGTCGTGCTCAACCCGCGGGGCCGGTATGTGGTCCAGGAGGCGGACGGCTCGATCGTCCCATTCAACCGGGACGGCTACCAGAGTGTCTCGTCTCTGTCCGGCTCGGTACGGCGTAGCGGCTACAGCCTGGCTGTCATCGATCGTATCGGCGCCGTGGAATTCGACGCAACGCTGGCGTTCGGCCACGTCCACAGCACCACACGTCAGGACACGATGGCTCGCATGAGCGAGTATGAGGCGTCTCGTGTGGCGGCGCCTGTCGTGGCCAAACACGCTCCAGCGGCCCCCTGCTACCACTGCCGCGGTACCGGCGAGGACACAGGCGCGGACGGCCGGATCATCGACTGCCGCGACTGCGGCGGCACTGGCGAGGAAGAGACCTTCCTTCCGGAGGAAGATGACGATGCGCCCACGCCTCTCCCGTGCCATCTCATCCCCACACCGAACGGCCGGTTTGCCTTCGTGGGTCGTGTGCCGGCCGATCTCGCCTGCGAGGCATCCGATCCGCGCTATATCGAGGACGCTCGCCAGTGCGGCCCTGCCATCGCCGCTCGCATCGCCGCACGCGAGGGCGGAACGTTCCAGATCCTGTCATGGGAAAGCGAGGCGGACGCCTACGCCTATGCGGCGGGGCTCGGATATGACGTGCCGCGATCGGCCGTTCCGGCCCTGCCTCCGGTGATCGATGACAGCCCGGCCCATCCGGCCCCGGTGCCGACCACGGCCACGGATGATGTGCGCCCGGTTGTTGCAGCAGCCGAGCCTGTTTCGTCCGCCAGGTTTCGCCCAGCCGCCGTCTCGTTCGGGTTGTTTCTCCTCGCCGTCCTGGCAACGGCGGCTTTCGTGACTTCGTGGGGGCGGGTCGCATCGGCCCATGCCGGTGCGCTCCGGTGTGATCGACTTGCCTCTCAGGGTGCCCACGCTTGGCAGGTCGAGGCGGCGCGTCTCACGGCGATGACAGGATCGCGTCACACGGTTGGGTCGCTGTCGGCTTCTTGCGCGTCTCGATGATCCGGCGGGGCTGCGCCCCGCTACCCCGCCTTCCGTTTCTCAATCCCGCCTTTGGCAATCACGCCAGCCTTTCAGGAACTCCGATCATGCCCGCTCGCATCCCCGCCGACATCGTTGCCGATGCCACGTCCCACGGCCTCACCATTCAGCGCACCGAGGGCGGGCTTGTGTTCCTCACCCCGGGCGGCTGTCCTATCGACAAGCCGTGTGCCAACTCGGCTGCGGCCCGGCGCTTCCTCGGGGCGTGCAAGCTCAACCCTCAGACCGTGCGGGACGTGGCCGCTCGCATTGATCGTGAGGCCGAGGAAGCGGCAGGCAAGGCAGCCGAGCCCGTCGCCAGCACTCTGCCCCCCGTTCACTCCGATGCGTCGCGGTTCACTGTGTGGCAGTTCCGGAGCACGGACGGCACCACCAAGACCGTCGCTCGCTATGCCGAACCCGACGATATGCAGGTGCAACACGAGTACCAAACCGTTCTGTGGCAGGGTCCGGCGCTGTCGAGGGAAGACGCCTTGCGCCGAGCCGGCATCAATCCCGCTTCGGCCCGTGTCCGGTTCGCTCCCGTGTCCCGCCAGTCCGGCGGTTATGACATCATCGACCGGGACAACAGCGCGATCCACGTGGACGGGAACGGCGCTCGCCATTGGTTTGGCGATCTGCACTTTGCGGAGAAGGCGTGCGCGGCGTTGAACGCTGGCAAGCCGTGCCCTTCCATGTCCGAGATGTGCGAGGCGCCGGCCGCAGGATCGCGGTTCGAGTTGGCGCCGGATGCACACCCGTCGTTCCCGGTGCGCACTGGCGTGATTGAGGCGACGGGCGTTCCGCAACTTCGCGGCGATGCTGAAACGGTTCGCGTTCGGTTTGATGGCGAGCCCGGAGCCCGATTTGTTCGTCCCGACGCTATCGTGCCGGCCGCTTCTGTGGCCGCAGTGCCGGCCCGCCCGACGCACGTCGATATCATCCCGACGATGGAAGGGTTCATCCTGCGCGCCCACGGCGAGCTTGCCCGTGACGCCACGGGCCGCACGCTCCGCTTTGAGGACGCGCAGGACGCAGAGGCGTACGGCCGCCCTTCTCTTTCCCGTGCTGCGCGCCGGGCGGCTGTCTTTCGGCCGTCCTGCGGGCTGCATGAGGCCCATTGGGAGTTTGTGATGTCCAACACCCCCGTCACCCGCGTCGGGCTGAAGCTCGATGCCAGCGCTATGGCAGTGCTGTTCGCCGAGCCGGAAGCTAGGGCGGAGCTGCAGCGCGCCGTCGTCGCCGAGTTCTGCAAGCAGCTCTGGCCGACCTACCTCGACGACGACGCACGCAAGCAGCTCACCAGCTTGCTCGAAGCTGCCAAGCCCGAGCTGCTGGCCATCGTTCGGGACGAGAAACAGCTCGGGCTACTGGTCAGCCAGCGCATAGAAAGCATGAAGGCGAACCTGCGCGGCCAGGTAAAGCTCGGCCAGGTCAGCGACGAACTGGCGACCGCCGTTGATGCTCGCATCCGGCGCGTGATCGAGGATCGGGTCAACGAGCGCCTCGGCACCGTGACGGAGATAACCGATCGGGTTGTCGATCGCGCCGTTGCGGCTGTCCAAGACAGCCTGGATCGCCGGGTCGACGCGGCGGTCGGTGCTCGCGTCGCTCAGGAAGTCGAAGCGCGCATCCGGAGAATGAGAGAGGCCCTGTAAGCCACCGCCTGACCTTCACCCCTGGCAATCACGCCAACCTGTGAGGAACTGAGATGACGACGAAATCCGTTCGGCTGCTCCCGTGCCCATTCTGCGGCTCGCCAGCCGAGTACCAGGGATGGCATGGCGGAGCACCCACCAAGGTGATGGTGTCGTGCTCCGACGAGACGTGCGCCGTTAGGCCGGAGGTGACCGGCGAGACCCTGGAAGAGGGCGCGGAGGCATGGAACCGTCGGGACGCTGTGACCGGCGACATGCTGGCGGCCCTCCGACAGGCTTACCTGTCGCTGGAATGCCGGCCCGAGCTGCGACGCACGGCTGGGATCGTCGCATCGGCAATCGAGAAGGCAGAGGGAAGATTATGACCAAACGCAAAATCGGTATAGAACCCGAAATCCTCCGTGATCTTCTTGATAGGGCGTTGATTGCCGACGACGTCGGCCTAAAGCGCTGTTCTGGCGGGCGCATCATTCGCGACGGCTACATCTGCCCGCACTGCGGCAAAGACCCTACGCGGGTGATCGAACAAGGAGGAAGGCGCTTCCGTGAGTGTGGGGCGCCGAAGGACAAGAACCTGAAACGCTCGATGGTGGAGGAGGCCGATGGGTACTTTGGCCCGGAGTGCTGAACCCTGCCCTCCCCTCACCCCTGTCGAACGGTCGTCCCTGACCATGTGGGGCACCTATCTGGCGAGCCTGTCCGGCGATTTCTCGGGTGAGGATTACGACCTCACCCTTGCGGAGGGTATCGACAAAATCCGCCGGCGCGGGCTCATTGGGGAGCGCGTGGCGGCGGTGCTCGCCGAGGTTTTCGACTTACTGGTTTAATCTAGAGGATCAGACGATGACCGACTATAGCGATGCCATTACCTGTGCCCGCCTGGTGCTGACCCGAACCCCTATGGACCCAAGCTTGGGCGCCTATCGTTACGACGGTGCCCTCCTACGCATGTCTCGCAACGGCTCAGTTAGCCTAGTCGAGCGCGGCTATTCGGGCGCCCGCATGATCCCGTTAGAAGAGCGTTACCATGTCGCCCTCGCCGCCCCGCTTGGTGATGCGGAGGCCCGAGCCTGCGTCATTGATCTCGTGCGGTTGCGAGCCGATCTTGAGGAAGGTGGCTGCCTCTCGGTCCTGCTGGATCGCATGGCAGAGGGTCACACGGCGGGCCGCGAGCGCGGAACTCTGACGGAGGATGCGGAAGAGGCATACGCCGAATTCGTCGAGATATGCGCCACCCGTTACCTCGATGACCGCTTCACCGTCTTAGATGTCACCGATTGGTTGGTGGATGGGGGCGGCCTCGGGGCGTTGAACCTCTCGGCAACATCGAGCGAGGCAGAGATCGCCGCTGCGGCCGAAGTGGTCCTAGAGGGCGCCCATCGCGACGGCATCGTGCTCATCGGCACTCCTCTGGAGGCCCTTCGCGCCCTCGTGGAGGAGGCGAGAAGCGAGTGTATAGAGGATGCTGATGCAGAATGAGTTCAGGCGTCTACCATGACCGCACCAACGAAAAGGCCCGCCAAGAATTGATTGGCGGGCCTCATCCCCGCCAGTGCAGGGAACGATCATTGGTGTGAACCGCGGCCGCGTATCGTACCGGTTCATCCCCGCTGATGCAGGGAACTTGACTGAGCCCGAGCCCGAGCCCGCGTCAAGGACGGTTCAACCCCGCGCTGCGGGGTGCGCCAAGAGAAAACCACAAGTGCCGATCAGGGGCAATCCCCATCAACACACGGAGGCCAGCACATGAACGCGCCGCCCGATCTCGAAGCGCCGGCGATCCGGAGGGCTTACAACGCCTGGAAGGCTGGCGCCGGCCTGAAGGACGACGACATCAAGCGCCTGGTCACCGCCGCCGGGCTGGACGTGTCCAGCAACCGAGTGCGAAATTTCGGCCGCGCCAGCGACCGCGGGATAACGATCTCGGCTGAAGAGTTGGCGCGACTGATTTCTGCGTGGGCCGAGGAGCAGCAAACTGCACGCACGTCTAAAGCCTGATGCGACCCGAAGGGCGCACTGTCGCGGCGCGCCCTCTTCGACCTGCCGGAGGATCTGAGATGACCGATTTGATTTTCAGCGAGCGGGCTCTCGTGAATGAGCGCGTCAGGCTCGGAGATGAGAAAGAGGCGGCGGTTCAGATCGGGGTCTTGGCCGCCTCATTTCTCAAAGATCTATGTATGGATAATGGCTGGGAACTATACACAAGCCAAGGCGACAAAATCCTAGTCATTCAGCATGCCGATAGCGAGGAAGAGGCTGCGGAGGCGGCCGAAGATGCGGATAGCGTTATCCGTCAAGCCATAGAGCAGTATTCGGAGTGATGCGACCCGAGGGGCGCGCCGCCACGGTGCGCCTTTCCAGCCGCCTCATGCGGAACCGGGCGCCTCGCCGGACAGGGGCAGGGATCAATCATGGCGAACCATCCGAACCGCTCGCGTGGGCCTTACACCGCTGAACTCTCCGGCGCGTCCTGGGCCCGCGGCCCTCAACTCGAATGCGGGACGATCCGCGAAGCGCGAGCCTGGGCCGAGGAGTACGGGACGACGGCCGACCGCTGCACGATCACGGACAAGACCGGCAGCGTGGTCGCCATCCACGCCCGGGACACATCGGGCGACGGAACGCGCTGGTATCGCGCTGCTGTCTGACCGCCCTCACCTCACCATACGGCAATCGCGCCGACCACGTAGGAGACACTATGGAATTGCACCTGATGCCACGCCGGTACGTCCACGATCCGATCCCGCCGCGCGAGCTGGCGAACCTGCTCAACCGTGCCGGCATGACGGCCCGGCAGCTCTCGCGCGTCAGCGGCTCCGATGAGCGCAGGGTCATGCGCTGGCTGTCCGGTGAGCAGGAAGACCCGCCGTTGTGGGTGGCGTCGCTCCTGGTCGCCCTGTCGGTCCCAACTGCCCGAGATGCCGTGAAGGCGTTCGTGGATGCCAGGGTGCGCGACACCCGAAATGATGGGGGTGACGCATGACGCTGCCGTACATCCAGGATCCGAGCGTCAACGGGTGCGCGGCAGCCCTCATCAGCGAGGCGATGCGCGCGATCGAGGTTCGGGTCGTGTCGCATGGCGTCCCCTTCTTTCAAGCCCGTGCGGAGGTTCTCCAAGGCCGAGCCGATGAGTGGGTGAGGCTCTACGGCCGAGAGACGGCGGATCTCGCGAGCAAGGGGGTTCACGCGATCTCGCAGAGAGAGATGATCTCGCGGGATGGGAAACGCCGGATGCGGGATAGCGCGGCGAACCTCACACTGTGGTCGCTGGAGCGCCAAGGGGGTTGGAGGAACAGCCGGCTCAATCGGTGGCATGCTCGTCGGTTCGGCGTGGCGCTGTACGGGCTTGCCGTGATCGCTGGCGGGCTTCTCGTCTCGCCGGATCCGTCAGAGGCTCGGGATCATTCTCGCCAGCGTGCGGCCTGTTCTGAGGCTCGGGGACATGAAGCGCATGATCGGCGGTGCTGGCGGTTCGATGCCGGCGAGCGATCGGGACGAGATGCTGGTGATCGAGCGAGCCGGGCGGATTGGGAGCGCCCGGCAAGCTGGGAAGATTGAGCAGCACTACCTGTTGCTGCTTTATAATCTCAAAGATCCGTTTCAACAAATTCTCGATCAAATCGTTTCGGCGTCAAAACGGTTATCTTGGCGTTTGGTAGCATAGAACCTACAGCCTTAGCAACCATTTCGCGAAATTCTGTCTTTGAAGCATAACCTAGAATGACCTTCGTAACCGAGGTTGCGTCATATTTGAAAAGATGTATATCTTCATCTGCCGCCTTGATTATTTTCTGGGCGTCATTTTGATTGCCGAAAATCCGCCACTCGTCCTCATAACTCCATTTCTTTGTTTTAGAAGCGATCATTCCATAGGGATTTTCAAAAAATTCTTCGACCATGACGTCAGAATATGCCACCTTATAGAGCGGCTTAGCGTTCGGCAAGTATTCAAATGGTAGTATTTTCTTTGATGTATCAAATTCAATGACAAATCCCCTTCCTTGTTCTGCATAGTGTGGCCACATAACTGAATTGTGACTATCTTCCGTTAGGGACAAAACCAGCATTCGCTTACCCATATTCTCCAAAAAATCAGTTATGTGTTCATCTGAATTAGCATACGGTGTAAATAGCTGATCAAAGTAGTTCTTCACCATTCCAGATATAAATTCCTCATAGTTTGGCCCAAGACCTGATCTAACTTTATCCAAAATCATTTTTCGATTGGCCAACGGGTCTATTCTAAGTTTTTGAGCAAAATTAAGAACGATGAGATCGTGCACCCTCTCTAAAATGATAGGGTTACTTTTGAACGCAGCCGACATGCCCGGACCTACAAATTTTTTGAAATTCCTTCTTACTTCAAAGATGTCGTTTGTCCCTATCAGGGGCGTCAATCTTATCATTCCGTTTTGCAGTACGTCAATTCTTTCAGTGCTGAGGTATTTGTATAGTTTGGCGGGCGGGTTGGGTCTGTTATCTAGCTTCTTGATGGTTTCGAAGAAATTCTTAGCGATCTCGTCTTCGGTCATGTGATCCTACTGCAAAAATCACTGCGCTTTCTATGCTAAGTTAATGAAATGCGCAAGTCAAATGTCGTTAACCCCAACTGGTACATGCCAGCGCGAGGGAGTAGGTACTAGTTGAGTTGCCTTGACCACGAACGACTGCGCATATGCGAGGGAGAGGGGTCTGGAAGAGGAGCCAAGGCATCTAGAAATCCACAGTATCCTCGCGCAAACGAAAGTGCTCCTCCCAGTAGGCCGGAAGGAGCACGAGATGAGAAGGCCGACGACGTAGCTCAGGCGAGGCGCAGGCGGCCCTGCCCGCGGCGCTCCGCCACGCACTGCATGATAGTCGCCTTGCCACCAGCAGTGAGCCACTCCCGGCAGGTGACCCGGTCGAAAATGTAGGCCCGGGAGGCGCCGAGCACCTTCTCGCGCACCGCGACGTTGTGCTGAGCGTGGTAGCGGCGGAGACGGTCGGAGACGATCCGGGCGAGGCCGCGGAGGCCCGTCTGGTTGTCGACGCCAGCCATGCGGATCACCTCGCCGGCGGTGACCCCCTCAATCTCGCCGGGCGAGTGCTTGCGCACCTCGATCGCGACGAGGCCGGGAAGCACCATCTCGCGGAAGACGGTGAGCTGCGCGTTCACCGCCTTGTCCACGAACCCGAGGACGGTAGGCATGTGGATGTCGACCGGGCCAACAACCGGCAGTTCCGTGGGGCCGGCGTGCAGCCGCTCCATGTGGCCCCGCACGACGGTGTTGCACCACATGTGGAACTCGGGGCTCAGGTACTTGGCGTAGGCCATGGCGACCTGCCAGTGAGCCCATGTGCCTCCGCCCTTGCCCCGCTTGGCTTCCAGAACCTGACTGGCGGGCAGGTTATGAGAGATGGTGGCAGCCTCGATGAAGGCTTGCCCCTCCTTGCGGGCCCAATTGAAGGGCTCCCGGTTGGGAGGCGACCCCGCCGCTCGCCACATGTCCGTGAGCGAGAGCATCTCGCCCCGATCATGGATCGTAACGGACTGGTAGCTAAGCCGTGCGAATGGTGTCGCAGGCCCGGCATGGCCTGTGGTAAAAACCGTGGTTGTCACTTGGGCTGCCTTTCTTGGCTCGGTGGCGAAGAGGCGGCGGGGGCTGCTTTTCCAGGGCTGGGCCCCGCCGCCGACCTCTTCGAATTCCTTCATACGACATTCCGGTCTCTTTTGCTTAACGACCTCCTTCGGGGTGAACGGCGATCCGCGTGCCAATCTGGATAGGCGCTACACGTTAGAGATCGGCAAACGATGCCGGGTGCGCCTGGAGGATAGTTTGCCGAGCAAGAGGGGCGCCAGCGAGTTATCCACAGGCATCTCGGGAAACCGACCACGCTCCACCGAATTCGCATCAGGCGGCGCTCAGCCGCTCGTTCATCGCCTCGACCGCCCGATGGGTGGTGGCGAACCCGTAGTGCCTGGCGACCCCATCCACGGCCGCGAGGAAGAGCGTGGCGAGGGTGCGCTCGTCTCCCATGCCGAGATCCCGCATGGCGGTAAACCGGCGGCGCTCGAAGACGCGGAAGTAGAGGATGGCCTGGGCGACATCCCCGATCCTAGCTGCGAGCCTCGACATCTCCATCAGGGCATCGGCTCGGTCGTCCGGCACGCCCGGGAGGGACTTCGACACGTCCACCCCCCTCTCGAAACGGGGGTTCGGCAATAGGCCGGCATGGGCTCGGTGGCACAGCTCGTCGAAGGTCTCCATCGCCTTGATCCTGGTGGGCGTCCGGTCCTTCGGGTTCTGGATCAGGGCTTCGTACCCCGCGAGGGAGGCGCGCTTGCGAGAGACGCCGCGGGCGGAATTGGTCACCAGCTCGCGCTGGCCGGCAGCGGTCCTCGCATCCGCGTCGACGCCGGCGGCGCGAAGATCCTTGGCCCTCGCCGCATCCGCGCGGTCCAGCATCCGCTGTCGCCGGGCCTCGGCGCGCTCTCGCCTCTCGCGCTCCTGATCGGTCTCGTCGGCCACCTTCGCCGCCGCCATGGCGAGTTCGAGGGTCTTGGCGGCGCTCACCATCCGGGCGGTTCGGGCTCGGCTAGCGCTCTGAGCATAGCGCTCCACGAATTGAGCGTGGCGGATGGCAAGATCCTTCGCACGCTCGGCAAGCTCGATTTCTCGCTTAGCCTTCTGATCGTTGCCCTTCTGGATTGCGCGCACACCAGCCCTTTGGTGGCGCTCAACCGACCGGAGGTTCTTTTCGGCGAGGGCCGCCGCACGCTCGACGCGCAGATCAAGGGTCTGGGGCATCAGTCGTTCACCATCTCGGGCATGAAGATGTGGAAGCCGGCCTCTTTCGTGCCTGTATAGAATGCGATTTCGGCCGCGCGTAGGGCTTTGAATGCGTCGTGGAACTTCTTGTTGATCTTGTTTTGATCAGCCTCGCCCGGCATCGTGTCGTTGCCGAACGCTCGCGTTGCGACATCGAGGGGGACCAAGCGAGCGTTGACCGGGATCTCACGGTTCGCCCGGCGCTGCTCCGGTGAGACCGGGACGCTCTTGTGCATCGAGAGCGTGCGGAGCAGGCCGTAGAGGATCGTGGCTTCAGCCGGCAGGCGCGGCTTCTTCGCGACCTTCTGCCGGGTCTCCTCAGGGCTGATCTCCCGGGGCGGCGGCTTGTCGAGAAACAGCATCAGCTCAGCGTCGAAACCCATGTCGACCGGCCCGCGCGAGCCGTGTCGCTGCTTGGCGACGATCACCTCGGCAAGTCCGGTGATGCGCGCCATCTCGCGCTCCCAAGCAGCGAACTCCTCGGTGCCCTCCGCCGGCCTGCGCTGCTCAAGGTAGTAGTCCTCCCGGTAGACGAAGAGCACCACGTCGGCATCCTGCTCGATCGAGCCGCTCTCCCTCAAATCTGAGAGCATCGGTCGGCGGTCGCGGCGCTCGGCACTCTCCACCTGGCGGCCGACCTGCGCGAGGGCGATGACCGGGACGCGAAGCTCCTTCGCCAGCTCCTTCAGGCCGTTCGAGACCTCGGTCACCTCCTGCGTGCGGCCGTCCTTCCTGCGCTCGTCCCCCTTCACGAGCTGTAGGTAGTCGATGACCAGCAGCTCCAGGCCGCGGCGCTTCTTCAGGTCTCTGGCCTTGGCGGCGAGCCGGGTGATCGAGATGCCGCCGGTCTCGTCGATGTCGAGGGGTATGTCGCGCAGCTCGCGCGCCTTCAGGATGATGCTCTCGAACTCGGGCGTGCTGATCTTGCGCTTCTTCACCCGGTGGGCGGCGACCCCGGTCTCGGCCGCCACGGCGCGATCAAAGAGCTGCGCCTTGCCCATCTCCAGGCTGAAGAAACCGACCACGCCGGTGCGCTGGCCGTTCTGGCGCTTGCGCTGCAGGCCCTTGGCGACATTGACGGCGATGTTCAGACCGAGGGCCGTCTTCCCGATGCCGGGCCTGCCACCGATGATGATCAGGTCGGGGGCCTCCAAGCCTCCGATCTTCTCGTCGAGCCCCTCGTAGCCCGTCGAGAGGCCGCGGAGCTGTCCGCCGGCTTGCCAGTCCTGCTGCATGCTCTGGATGGCGGTCTCAGCCACATCGCCGAAGGACTGGAACTCGGATCGCTCGGCCGAGAGAGCCGGGCGTAGTTCCTCCAGAGCCGCCTCCACGTGCGCGAAGACTTGCTCCGCGGTGGTCTCTGGGCACAGGTCGTAGGCGGTAGCGGTCAGTTCCATGGTGACGGAGATCAGCCGGCGGCGCATCGCCAAGTCGCGCACAATCCGGGCGTAGTCGGCCGCCTGCGACAGCGGCACGCCGGCCGTCGCGAGGGCGGACAGGTACTCGCCGACGGTCATACCCCCGAGATCACCGTCGCCGAGGTAGGTCTTGAGGGTGAGCGGCGTTGCGGCGCGGCCTGCCTCACAGAGTTTCGAGACCACACCCCAGACCCGCCGGTGCAACTCGTCGAAGAAGTGCTCCTGCTCCACGATCCGGACGACACGACCATAGGCTCGGTTGTCGATCAGGACGGCGCCGATCAGCGCCTGCTCGGTGTCGATGTCGGCCGGCAGCGTGCGGAGCGCGAGATGATCCAGTTCCTGCATGCGGGTCATGACAGGGCTCGGTACTCGTCCCAGATCGGAGATGCGATGGAGGACATCAGCGCGGCGTGGGCAGCGATTTCCTCGGCAGAGAACTGACGCGGTGGCCGAGGCGTCCGCTGCACAGGCTCAGGGGTCTCGGCGGGGGGTAGGTCGAGAAGCAGGCGCATCTCGAACTGCGGCGGCGCGAGGAGTTGAGGGTAGACCTCGGCGAGAAGCTGGGCATCGAGGAGCGCGCCGTGGAGGGTTCGGCGGGACGTGTCGACCTTGAACCGCTCCAGCACCGCGTCGAGGGTGTGCCTGATCCCCTTCCCGGGCGTGCGCTTGCGGGAGAGGCGGACGGTGTCGACGAAGCGATCCTCGGCGATGGGCGGCCTGCCGGCGATGACCAGCTCGGCGTTCAGGAATTCGCGCTCGAACGAGGCGTTGTGCGCCACCACCGGCGCGTCGCCGATGAACGCCAGCATGTCGTCGGCGATCTCCTCGAACAGCGGCATGCGGTTGAGGAATGCCTCTGAAATGCCGTGGATCGCAAATGCCTCGGGCGGCATGCCCCGGTCCGGGTTCACGTAGGCATGGAAAGTTCGGCCGGTCGGGCGGCGGTCGATGACCTCGACGAGACCGACCTCGCAGAGCCGATGGCCGGCTGGCACGCCGAGCCCCGTGGTTTCGGTGTCGCCCACGATCTCGCGGAGGGTCATGCCGCCCTCGCAGTTCTGGCCTCGGTCGGTGTTCGCCCGGCGAGCCTCCGCAAAGCGTAGGCGGCCCAGCTCGGGTCCTTCTCGAACCAGGAGGACAGCCGCGTCTCGCTAACATGCGGGTGGGCCGCGCGGCATGCGGCGAGGGCGGCATACCGGGCCGTGAGGATGTCGGCCTGGGTGCTACGGCCCAGGATGTCGTCGACGGTTACCCCGTACTCGGCGGCAGCGCTCGCCATGATCTGCCGATAGGTGAAGGCCATCACGCGATCTCCCGGCGAGCCAGGCGCACACCGATCCCCTTGAGCTGGATCAGGTCGACCCCGATCTCCTTTAGCTCTCGGGCCCAGGCGGTCAGGCCGGCAGAGACGAACTTCACATCGGTCCATCTGCCAGCCCGCTGCATGCGGTCGAGGCCATAGAGCTGGCCGTCCGCGAGGATGGCGAGGGTCCGGCCGATCTGCGGGGATGTGCGCCACTGGCCGGTCGGCCCGATGACCATGGGTCCTTGCACGGTGATGACGCGGTCGACCGGCAGCTCCGGCGCGGCGGCTGGCTCGGGCTTCTCTTCGAGGGCGAGAGGGATCTGCGTCGAAGCGGCAACCGGCTTCGGCGGCGGTTCACGCTTCGGCTTCGTGATGGGGATGATGGGCTCGCGTTTTGGCAACTCGTCGACCGGGAGTGGGTCGTCATCCGGCGCCGGAACGGGATCAACGGCCGGTAGGACGGCCTCCTCCGCTCCGGACGCCGTGACGAATTCCTCCGATTGCGCGGGTACACATGAGCCACCCAGGGCCGCGCGTTCATCGGAGGCTCCCCGGACTTGCACCGGCTGCCCTTCGTCCTGGGCTGCAGGCGGTTTACCCCCCTGGGTGGCAGCTTGTAGCGCGGCGCTCTTGGCGCGGCGCGCATCTCCTTGCTTCACGCGCTCGTCGCCTCGGGCGCGGAATTCCTTGAGGATCTTGTGAGGCCGATCCGAATGCAGACCGCACCGTTCGGCGATCTCACGCTGAAGCAGATCGGTCTCCGCGTAGAGGCGGAGAACCTCCTGGCGGCGCTCCTGGTAGGCTTCGAGGCGCATCTCGTTTCGGGAGTGGGGCACCGGCGCATTCCGGACTGCCTCCCGGATCGTCTCGATCGTCGATGTCGGGGTCTCGGCCGGCGCGTCGGGGTCGAACAACCCGCGGGCCATCGTGATGAGCCGCGCCTGCGACTGTTGCAGGTTGATCTGCGCATCGTGGAGCCGGATCTGGGCTTCGCAGATCTCGGCGAGCACCGCGACGACGTCGTTGGCGAGGGCTCGGCGGCTGATGGGAGCAGGCTCGTGCTGGGACACGGCGGTTCTCGCAGGGTGTGAGGATCAGGATGGGCGCCGGAGGCTGCTTGGGACGTGGCAGGGCCCGTAGGTGGTGCCGTCGACGTCGCCCCAGGCCGGGATCGCCGGGCGGCCGCATTCGCAGCAGAGCGGGATTTCCGGACCTGGGGCGGTGCGGGCGGCCTGAGCGAGTTCGGCCTTCTGCCGCTCCCGCTCAGACCAGTCGCCAACCGACTGGAAGCGTTGGCGCTTGAGCATGGGTCAGGCCGCGCGCCGGCGGGCCGCCTTCGTCCGCTGCTGGCCGAGCCCCATGCTCCGCGCCAGTTCGGACCGGGCGGCCGAGTAGCTCGTGCAGACCATCGGGTAGTCGACGGGCAGGCCGAACTTCTGGCGGTACTCGTCCGGCGTCATGCCGCGGGTGGTGAGATGCCGCTTCAGGCTCTTGTAGACCTTGCCGTCCAGGAAGCTGGTGATGCCGTCCGGCGTGATCGACTTCTTGATCTCGGACGGCGTGCGCTTGGTGTCGATCACCGGCTCCGGTGGCGGCGCGCCGACCTTCTTCAGGCAGTCCTCCATGGTCTGGAAGATCTCCGGCACGTTCTCGATCGGCACGTGATGGTTCGAAAGGTAAGCCATCACGAGATCGGCGACGATCGAGGCGTTGAGGACGGGCGACTTGTCGCCGGTCTCGGCAGGGTTGGCTTCGGTCATGATGCTCTCCCGGGATAGAGCGGTGGAGTTCAGGCCGTCTGGCCGAACAGGGTCAGCTCACGCGGTCGGGCTCGGCCCCAGATCGCGGAGGCATAGGCGTGGTTCGCGACGGCGTCGGCGCGGTCATCGTCGCGAGAATTCTTCGGGATGAGGGTGAGGGCCTGACAGCGCTCGATCACCGCCTTCTTGCCCTCCTCGCGCCCGCCCCAGGATCGCTTGCCGGTGAAGAACTTCAGCACCGCCTGGCGGTCGACGCCCTCGCACTGGATCTCGTAGAGGCCGCACATGCACTCGATGACACCGGCAAGCCGGTGCTGAAGCGAAAGCGAAGCGGCGTTCTGTGGCTGTCCGGTGCGCTTGCAGAGCGAGAACCAAACGTGCGGGTCCATCGGCTTCTCGAAGATGACGAGTTGGGGGCGCTCGACCCGCCACGTGCCGCGCAGGTGCGCCGCCATGTTGAGGCAGGCATGTGCGAGATCCTGACCGGGCTGCTTGAGGACGATCGCCCCTGACTGCGGGGTCTCACCGGCCGGGCCGAGGGCCCAACCACACCGCGTCGCGGGATCGAGAGCATGGATCAGCATGAGGTGCTCCGCCGTCGATCTCGCGGCGCGGTGGCGAGCGGTCAGCTCGCGATGCGGTAGTCGCCATGGTTGGTGGCGCCGGGCAGCGGGTCGTTCGCGTGCAGAGGCGCGGCCGGCGGATCGTCAAGGTCGCCGAGATCGTCGTCGATGTCGGGCGCCGCGGCGGCCGGCGGCGGATCGTCCGGTGCGTCGGTGTTCGCGGCCTTCGGCTTGCGACCGCGACCGGGCTTCGCCGACTTGGCGATCTGCTCCTTCAGGACCGCGTCCGCCTCGGCGGTGCCCTCGCGGATCTCGTCGGCCGGGGTGCGCTCGACCTTCGCCTTGCGGCCGCCCTTGCCCTTCTCCTTCCTCGCCTCGGCGGCGGCGAGGTTCTTGGTGAAGACCTTCTCGGCCTCGTCGAGCGGGATGCCGGGCGTCGGGGCGGGCTCGGGCGCCGTCTCGGTGGCGGCCTTCTGCGCGCGGGCCGGATCGAACTGCTCCTGGCCCTGGCGCTCGCCGGCGGCGCCGCGGTCGAACACGCTGCCGTTGTCCTGCTCGGAGGGCTTTCCCGGCTGCGAGTGGAAGAGGTCGAACTGCACCTCGCAGCCGGCATCCTCCAGCATCAGGCGGACCTGCGCGACGATCGCCTCGCGCTCGCCGGGCCGCGCCTTGAGCATCGCATCGCGGATCTTCACCGCCATGGGGTGATGGCCGAACACCTCGCGCATCCGCTTCTGATGCGCCGACATCTTCCCGGACACGCCGTGGCTCTCGGTGACCAGGGCATCGCGCTCCTGGAACAGCTCCAGACGCTTCTCCTTGTCCTCCGGGAAGCGCTCGACCGCGGCACTGGCGCGGTTCTGCGCGGCCCGGTCCTCCTTCTCCTGGGTACGGCGAGCCTTCTCAGCCTCGCTCAATCGCTTACGTCCTACCATGGCGCGTCTCCTTAGCTGCGCGTCTGCGGTTCGGTCTGTTCGCCCCAGGCCCGTGCCTTGCGGGCTCGCTCCATCCAGCGCGTGGACTGCTCCATCCTCCGATCGGCCCACCAGAAGCAGACCGAGATCAGGACAGCGGCGACGGATCGGCGAAGGCCGGCGGTGTGCGGCATGGGGGAACTCCAGGAACGCGGGCGCGGCCGGGGAGCCGCGCAGTTAGCGGTTGGCGAGGGCTTCTCGGCGCGCCTTGAGCGCAGCCATCTCGGCGTCGAGGCGAGCGAGTTCGGCGTCCTGACCGGCGGCGGTCAGCCACTGCGGGGCGCGGTCGCCCATGGCAGCGGCCAGGAACTCGGGGCCGTAGGCGCCGACGAGGTAGATCAGGGTCACGCCGCTCGGCATCGATACGCGATCGAGGATCTTCTGGATCGTCTCTGCCTTGAGGTTCGTCTCGGCGGCGGCAAATTCGGCGGTCTTGAACGGGTGCCGGGAGCGCAGGAACGCGACGATGCGCTCGGCGACGGTCGTCCGATCGACACCGGACAACTGTCCGGGCTTCGAGGATGCATGTCGCACGGTAATCTCCGATGGTGTGGACATCGAAGAGGCCGACGCTCGCTGGGAACGAGCCGAGGTCGAGGAGACCGGCCAGGAGCTGCTGGGAACAGATCCGAGGCCCGACACGGCAACCGAAGCAGAGGAGGCCATGAGCGTCACGCTCCAGCCGGAGAAACAGCAGAAGGAAGACGATCAGACGGCACGGGAGGCGTCGGAACCGCCCCCGGTTGCCCCTTGAGCCAGAGTTCCAGACGAGCGATCTTCTCGACGGTGACGTTCTCGCCGCGCCGTAACCGGCCGATGAAGTCGCTGTCCTTAAGCGCCTGCCGGCTGATGCCGCTGTCCGATCCGCCGTGTCTCGCGCGATGGTCGTCGACCATGCGGATCACGATGTCACGGAGCGCGTCGGCGTAGGTTCGAGCGGTGTGGGTCATGGGGTCATGATGACGAATAAATCCGTCAGCGACAACCCGGTGCCGGCATATTTTTCATCGCCGGCCCTGCCGCCGCTAAAAATCATGCCAGGAGCGTTGCCGAACGAATTTGGTAATGTGGCGCCGATGACCGACGCGACGAAAAGCCACTCTGACGAAAGCAAAGCCGCCGACGAACTCTCGCCGGTCGTGCGCCGCATCCTTGAACTAATTGATAAAAGCGGTTTGTCAGGCCGAGATATATCAAAGAAGATCGGCAAGTCTCCCACCTATCTTACTACCCTGACGGGCGGAAAGACGAAAGTCCCAGGGACTAAAGCGCTTATCGCTCTTTCCAATTTCTTTAATGAAGACTTGTTCCGCCTCGTCCCAAATGGCGATCGTGTGGACGATCCCGATTTCGATCCGCAAAGCCCTCTTGTGGTACGAAACGAGAACGGACAGCCTGCGTTCGTATCGAGAGGGGGCACAACCTCTCGGCATGACGACGGGGCTCTTTCAGTGGTCGGGATCGTGGAAGCGGGTGCTTGGCGTGAGCGCGACGAGTTCGGCGACATCACCGACGAGGTGGTTCCTCTCGTGAGGGATCCACGGTTTCCGAACGCGCGCCAGGAAGCGCATCTCGTGCGGGGCGACAGCATGGACCAGGCCGGCCTTCTCGACGGTGGCTACATCAGGATGATCGCGTATGACGACGTCCCGCTGTCATTGCGGCCGGGCACGATCGTCGTCCTGGAGAGAGCCTCGTCGGATCACAGCACCTTCGAGCGAACGGTGAAGCAGGTCGAGTTCGTGAACGGCGAGTACCACTTCCGTCCGCGCTCCTCGAACCCCCGTCACAAGCCGATCGTGCTGCCGCAGGACGTCGATCTGTTCGACGAGACCAGTGAGGTTCGCGTCCTCGGTTTCGTCACCGCCTTCATCAACCCGATCCCCTACTGAGGTTTTCGCGATGCGCCAGGCCATGCCGCTGATCGCCGCCTGCGCCCTCGTGTGCGCTCCCCTCACCGCCTCCGCCGAAGTCGATCTCGACAAGGCCACGTGCGCGAAGCTCGCCGACACGTTCGACCGGGCCAACGCCTCGAACCGGGTCTTCTTCGAGCAGCTCGATAAGACGCCGCTGATGCCGCTCCGCCAGAGGATGACCGGTCAAGACGCTGAGGTCGCGAACCGCGCGCTCGCGCTCAAGGGTGAGCTGGTCGAGAAAGCGGGTGCGTTTCAACGTGCCTTCGAGGATCTCTCGGCCCGTCTGCGTGATTGCGGCCGGCAATAGCGCTACATCCTGAAACGTAGAGGGTGTTATGCTTAAATAACAACCGTCGTATCAGTGCTATATCCTGAAACTCCATCCCATCGGAAACCCCTTTTTATTTTTTTGTTTGATCTTTTATCGGTTATGTCGCTGCGCTCATAACATGTACTGGTACTAGCTCTAGCTGGATGAAGGTGTCTGCCCACGGTAGCGCCCGCGAGAGAGGTTGAGTAAAGACCCGCAGGCCCTCAACGCAATCTCACGGCCACTACCGTCGGCAAGGGAGCCTTCGCTCTGCCTGCCAGCCACATCACCACCAGGGTGTGGCCTGGGCTTCTTGAGGGACTGGTGGTCCCCGGCTCCTGGGCGTGCTTGTTCACGGTGCCCTGCGAGTTTGGAGCCTCGCGTCCTGGTACTCGCGCTGTCCATCCACAGGCTTTCACCTGGATGGCCGCCCCCAGCGTCAACCCCGCCGAGCGGATTTCAGCCCAGGGCACTTGCCGTCCCTGAACCCTGCCGACCGGATTTTTGCACTGGATGCACTTACGGACTGGAACAGAACGAGCACAGATGCTATTGTTCAGTTACCAGTCGGGGAGCACACGCCTATGCACCAGCCCGATTGACGAGGCCCGTGGGATTGCCGTCCCCGGGCCTCACCCTTTTGTGGCACCGTCTGCCTGACTGCGCAAGGCGTCACGAAATCGGGGTGCGTGACAGATATTTTCGTCGTTTGGGTTGACGGTGACGACGATATTCGCCTAGCCTACGTGCATCGACGCATTCCCAGGGCGATCGAGGCACTCATGAACACTCCGCCGACGACGGTCCTCGCGCCGTCCACACCGACCATTCCGGACGGCTTCTCGCATGTGCTGTCGTCGCTCGACGCCATGCAGCTCCAGCTCGGCCCCCGCCAGACCAGCGCCGTCTGCGCCTACATGGCCGAGATCCTCTTCCACCACATCAGCGACCTGCAGAACGGCGTACCGGCCCGAGTGGCGCACTACGCCGAGCGCGGGCTCACGGTCGACGACCTCGACCAGATGGGCTTGTGGCTCGCCAGCCGGGCTCAGGCGCTGTCATCGCGAGGGCTGCACTGATGAACGAGCGCATCAACACGGCATTTCTGGAGGAGTGCCTTGCGAAGGAGAAGGCGGAGGCAGACAATCTCGTCGCCTCGGGCGATCTCGATGCTCGCATCGCTGTCTTCGCCTTCGAGACCCAGGCGACGATCTATCGGCAGACCGCCGTCGCAGTGAACGCCGGCGCGTCGGACGACGATGTCTATTCGGCGCGTATCAACCTGATCGCAAATCTGGTTCACAGCGTCGCCACCGACACTTGCAGCGGTGAAAACCCCGATGCTGGGTATGCCATCGAGATCCTGCAGCAGGTCGCCAGTGGCGTGCTGCAGCGTATCCGGCACCAAGGCAATGCCATCGCGCTCGACCGGTCGGGACAGCGCTGATGGCTGACAAGTCGAAGACGAGCCAGCCGCGGCCGCTCGGCTCATATCGCGGCGCTCGGCGCAACGCTGTCCGCCAGGCCGCTCAGCGGCTCAACGCCATCCGCGTGATCGAGAACAAGGCGACCCAGCGTCCCTACACCCCGGTCAAGCGGTTCATGCAGACCCGCGAGGCGGCTCGTCGCCTGCGGCAGAAGGAGAAGCTGTCATGATCAGTGGAATGGATCTCGGTGAGATGCTGGAGGCTGCTAGCCGCGGTCGATCGCGCGGTGAGCGCAATCACCGCGCCACGTCTCCGGAAGTGCTGTGCGTCACGCTCAAGGAGATCGAGCAGCGCTACCGCATCGGCTGTCAGTTCAAGCCGGGCGACCTCGTCACCCCGCGCCCCGGCTACACTTACGACGGCGAAGGCGCCCCGCATGTCGTGCTGGATGTACTCGCCAAGCCCGTGATGCAGCTCGATCTCGACGACCCGTCGAAGACTGCTTCCAACAGCTACGGTCGGCGCATCGACATGCGCGTGGCCTGCGAGCACGCCGGCATCATCGCCGGTTTCTGGGTCGAAAGCTGGTGCTTTGAGAAGTACACCGGCCCAATCGCCGAGATGCATCCCGGCGCCTGATTTTCGAGTTCCGAGGCTGACGATCTCACCAGCCTCGTAAACCGCACGGCGCGGTACGCCGTATCTTCCTTTCACAATCGAAAGCTTACCGATGAACGCCATGGCTCCCGTCCAGAAGGCGACCGACTGGTCGTCGATCGACGTCCCCGTGAAGCACGAGGGCAAGCAGATCGCGCTGCCCAACGATCCCGCCCCGATGGACTACAGCCGAGCGGGGTCGTCAGCTCAGTGAGAAAATCCTCGAAGAAGTCGAGGACTGACCGTCGATCGGCCTCGGCCGCTCAGCCGCGCCGGCCCGCCGCGTCATGCGGGCCACCCCTCCCCCTTTCATTGAGAGCAGGACCGGCAGATGGCTGCTGTCACGAAGCACGACGAGACCGCAATCGGCCTGCTCCTGGCCGGTTCGCATCTAGCCCGGCTCGATCCGATCGACTGCCAAAACCTGATCGCCGAGCACGGCATCCGGCCGGCCGATCTCAAGGAAGGCTTCTCCTGGCTTCAGGCCAGGATCGAGGCATTCAACGTCCGATCCGGCTGGGTCTGGGCGGAGCGCTCGGCGAAGGCTCACCGGATCGCCATGCAAGCCGCGGCGCTGACCATGGTGTCGACGCCGTTGGCCGCCGCCGAGGCGGTTGGGTGTGGCCCGACGATGTCCGAGCGGATCGTGGGCGTCGTTGTCATCTGGACCGTCATCGTGCTGACCATGGTGGTGCTCTCGGCCGTCGTCTTCCGCACGGGCTCACGGTCATGACCGAGACCAGGAGCGGCAAGAACGCCGCCCGCCCCTCATCCGTCGCCCGGAACGGCTACGGATGGTGGCAGTCAGCAGTTGCGGCGGTTGCTGCTGGCGAGAAGATCCCTGACGTGCCCGAGCGCGGCATGGCAATGTTCGGTCGCTACGCCTCTCGCTTGAAGCGAAACGGTCCGCTGATCGCGACCGCTATCTATCCAGCAAAAGACGGCTCCGGCATCTGGGTCAAATTCGGCCACAACGATCCATTCAAACTGGATACAGCCGACAAAGAGGAAGATTTCTGCGAAGGCAAATTTGCTTGGTTCGCCCGCAATCCTGTCAGCAATGCAAGCTACAAGACTTGGATGGAAACCGGCGAGTGGCCGAACCAGGCGCCGCAGGTCTCGGATCGGGTGCAGTCGAATGCTCCGCCCGAGGTGATGCTCCGCGAGACCCTCGACGAGTTGACCCGAGAGTTCGACGCCTGGATCGCGAGCGTCGGCGAGATCCGCACCAAGGACGACGGCGACAAGGCGGCCGACTTCAAGGGACGGTTCTCCGAGATCGCCAAGGAGGCCGAGGAGCTTCGCGAGGAGCAGAAGCGGCCGCACGTCGAGGCGGGCCGGAAGGTCGATGGGACTTGGAAGCCGATTGTCGATGACGGCAAGGCCGCCGCCAAGCGCGCCGCCGCAGCCGCGCAGAGCTGGCTGACCTTCGATCGAGCCCGGAAGCTCCGTGAGGCTGCCGAGGCCGTGGAAGCCGGCCAGGCCGTCAAGACCGAGGATCTGACGAGCCGCGCCGGCACGCGGGGCCGGCAGGTCTCCCTGCGCACCACGCAGCAGTTCACAATCACCGATCGCGCCGCCATGGCTCGGTACTTCAACATCGACGATCGCTTCCTGGAGAACGGACCGGTGATGGTCGCCGTCGGGAAGATCGCCCTCGCCCACATCGAGGCCGGCATCGCCGTGCCCGGCGCCGAGATGCGCGCCGTCACCTCCGCCGCATGAGGCGCGCCATGACAAAGGATGAGATCCGCAAGCTGTTCGCCACGCACAGCGTGCCGCTCGGGCAGAAGGACGTCTGGGAAGTTCAGGGCACGCCGGTGATCAAGCACGCCGCCCTGGAGCGCCTCTCGGCAGCCCTGAAGCTGCAGTGGTCCGAGCCGGTCGTCGTCCGGGCCGACCGCGATGAGGCGGTCATGCTGGTCAAGGCGCGGCGCCCCGACGGCATCGAGGAGTGGAGCTTCGGCGAAGCCCTGGTCGGCGTGAACTACCGCGTCTCGGGCAAGCAGGCCGCCTACGTCTGGGCCATGTGTGAGAAGCGCGGGAAGGACCGCGTCATCATCAAGCTCGCCGGCCTGCACGGCGCCTACTCGGACGAGGAGAGTGAGAACCTCAAGGAGGGGAAGGCCGACGCGAACGACAACGCCGCGCCCGAGCCCGAAGAGCCTCCGCAAGCTCGTGGCGATCGGCAGGGCGCCGCAGACCCTGCCGAGGCGCTGAAGCAGCGCATCAACGCCTGCGCGGCGATCAACACCGTCACCGACCTGATGCTCGCGCCCGAGACGCAAGCCGCTCTGAACGCGATGGCGCCAGGCCCGCGCGACGAGGTGCGCGAGCATGCCAAGGCCCGTCTCGTCGCTCTCGGCTGGCCGGCCCGTTCGCGCGGCCGCCGCCGGCCGGACGAACCCGATGACCCCGATACCGCCGGCGATCCGCCTGCGGTTCAGGGCGCCGAGGATGAGGTTTCACGTGCCCCTGAGCCTGATACCTCGGCGCCCACTTCTTCCGACGAGCCGGATCCGTTCGGTGACCTCGACGACAGCCTGGATGGTCCCGTGCCGTTCAACGCCGGCGCCTTCCTGCGCGATGCGGAGCGGCGGTTCGCCGAGGCACGCACCTTCGCCGAGATCGACGAGATCGTGGACGCGACGCACGAGGACAGCCTGCACCTCGACGCGGTCGAGATCGAGATCCTGGATGGCTATCGCGACGCGGCGCGCGAGCGGCTGCACGGCGAGGTGAAGAAGATCGAGCCGGCGCCGACCGATCCCTATGCCATCCCGGAGAAGTTCAAGGGCGGCGGCCACTACCAGATCTGGTTCCGAGATGCGGTGACGGCAGCGAGCACCGATGCCGACATCCGGAAGGTGCATGCGGCCTGGAACGCCACCAGCAGTCACCGCAAGGAGTTGGTCGCTGCCGGGCAGCTCGTCCAGGTCGACATCACCGGCCTGACCGACGCCTTCAAGGCGAAGCGAGCTTCCATCGCAGGCGCGACCGACCAGATCGCTGCCTACTCGGCCTTCCTCGCCGAGGGGCTCTCCAAGGCAATGACACGAGACGAGGCGGACGCTTTCTGGCGATCGACCGTCGCTCAGCGTGATGGCGCCGGTGCCTCCGAGGAGGTGCGGGCGCAGTGGAAGCGGTCCTGGCTAGACCGCAAAGCCGGCCTCGCAGCGTAGGAGCGCGCCATGCCTCGCAGGTCGAAGCCGCTCCCTCCTGTCGAGGAAATTCAGCGGTGCTTGGAGTACGATGCGCTAACTGGATTATTGCGGTGGAAAGATCGCCCAGAGCTTAAGCCAAATGACAGGGCGCGTCTCACCGGAACTGTGGCCGGACACGCCAATTCGGGCGGCCATATCCAAATCATGATCTCTGGCGAGTTGTTTCTCGCCCATAGACTGATCTGGAAGCTAGTGACGGGAAATGAACCTGACGACGAAATAGACCATAAAAATTCGATAGGTTCCGACAATCGATGGGATAATCTCCGCCAGGCAACCAGTGCCCAGAGTACGATGAACAGCAGAAGGAGGAGCAATAATAAATCCGGATACAAGGGCGTTTACTGGAATAAAAAATCACGGAAATGGGAAACATCAATCAGAATGGGTGGTAAATGTTACTACCTTGGTGGCTTTGATGACCCAAAAGATGCCCACGAGGCGTACGTAGAAGCCGCCAAACGGCTTCACGGAGAGTTCGCGAGGGTTGCATAATATGGCTCGCCAGTCAGCAGATCGCCCGAGTGTTTTTCTCCGCGTTACGACAGTCGGATTGGTGCCATGCTCTGCGTACGACGCCGAGCAGATCGCCCGGTTCGGCATGGGCAGCACGGTCGAGGCCATCCTGCACGAGCCCCAGAGCGAGAAGCAGGCCCGGCTCCTCTGGAGGATCGTCGGCATCGTCGCCGACAACACTGACGACTACCCGAACGCCGACGCTCTCATGCTGGCCCTAAAGATCCGGCTCGCGCATGCGGACAGCGTGAGCTTGCTGGGCGGCGGCCTTCACCTCAACCCGCGCTCGCTGAAGGAACTCGACCGGGAGGGCCTGAGCCGCTTCTTCGATCGGGCGATGGAGGTGATCTCCAGCGAAGTGATCCCGGGGCTCGACATCAAGAAGCTCGTCAAGGACGGGCTGATCAGCATCGGAGAGCGGTGATGAGACGCCGTGCCGTTCCGATGAAGGTCCAGCGTGACGCCGCTCTGGATCTCTGCGCCGAGTTGATGCGCAAGCTCGGGATGATCCCGGTCGAGGTCGAGACGGTCGAGTGGCAGCTCGATCACAACCCGGCCCTGGCGCTCCGGCCAATCGACCCGGTGACCGGCGAGCACCAGCCGCACCAGCACTCCCGCAAGCACCTCGTCTGGATGACGAAGGCTGCGCACCGGGAGAAGACCACCGGCCGGCGCGGCACATCCGATCTCAGCCTCCGCGACGGCGACCAGGGCAAGATCGCGAAGGTCGATCGGCTGCAGGAGCAGCAGGCCGAGTTCCGCGAGCGGCTCCTCGCGAAGGGTGAGCCCCGAGATCAGCCCGAGCGCAGCGAGAAGCGCTCGACCAAGTGGCCCAAGCGCCCATTCTCAAAGAAGGAGAACCGCCGTGTCTGATGAGACCGACTTGGCAGAGAACGACCTGCCTCAGACCTACCAGAGCCGGGTCGGCACTTGGGTCGAAGCCTGCTTCGGGAAGGACGTCGCCCTCGACCGTGCGGAGCGGTCGCGGCGCTTTCTCGAAGAAGCACTCGAACTCGTCCAGGCCAGCGTGATGACCTGCGAGGAGGCCCACCTGCTCGTCGACTACGTCTTCGGCCGAGAGTGCGGGGAGGCGTCGAAAGAGGTGGGCGGCGTGATGAATACGCTCGCTGCCTTCTGCAACGCTCACGACATCGGCATGCTGAAGGAGGCCGAGACCGAGCTGGCTCGTTGCTGGGAGATCCTCCCGCAGATCCGGGCGAAGTGGGAGCGCAAACCGAAGACCGGGCCGCTGCCCGGGTCAAGCGAGCCGGCCAAACGCGAGCGCGTCAGACACCTGAAGACGGGTGGTGTGTACGAGGTGCTGGCGCGCGGCGTCATGCTCCAGACCAGCCTCGGCATGACCGACGAGGAGACGGTCGTCATCTACCGTGGGGAGGACGGCCGCTGGTGGGCACGCGAAGAGGCCGAGTTCGACGACGGCCGGTTCGCGCTAGTGGGTGCGCCTGATGCATGACACCAACGACGGCACGGCCATCACCGCCGCCGACATTCGCCGCGCCTGGCCGCATATGCGCGAGACCTGCGGCCTTGTTGCCACCTCCGCCTGCCGGGACGAGCTGATCCGCCAGGCCATCCGGCAGGCGCGGGCTCGGGAAGCAGGCGAGAAAGTCCCACCGCCGGCTCGGCCTCTTAGAGCCGCACTCCTGTCGCGAGAGGGTGAGCAGTCATGAGCGCTGTCATCTCTGCCTGCGGGCTCTACCGCTACCGGCTTGAGCGGGTGATAGAGGGCGCGCTGCAGGCGGCGCCGTCCATCGCATGGATCATGGTCAACCCGAGTACGGCCGACGCCGCGAAGGACGACCAGACCATCAAGAAGGTACGAGGGTTCTCTCGGCTGGCCGGTGCTGGCCGCATCGTGGTCGGAAACCTATTCGCCTTCCGGTCGAAAGATGTCCGGCTGCTGCGGGACGCGAGCGACCCGATCGGCCCCGAGAACGACACGCACCTTCGGGCGATCATCCAAGGATCGGAGATCGTCGTGGTGGCGTGGGGCTCGTTGGGCAAGCTGCCCCGTAGCCTGCGGGAGCGGTGGCGCGACGTCGTCCGGATCGCCGACGGCAAGACCCTGATGTGCATCGGCATCGCCAAAGACGGCCACCCCCTGCACCCGCAGATGGAGGGCTACGCCAACGTCTTGCGGCCATGGCTGACACCTGCCGGCCGGACCATCCACCAACCCCAAGGAGATGCAAATGCGCATCCCAGAGATCGCCGATCGGCTTCGAGCCCTCGCACTCCAGCACCGCCTGCCTGAGCTGCAGGATCTCGCCGCCCACTTGGGCCGGCGACCGGCGTTTCGGCGAGGCAGGGTAACGTCGGTATCTATGACACCGGCGCTCTCCGAGCAGATCCGCCAGTACGCTGCGGAGCACGAGGATGCCTCACAGGCGGAGATCGGCCGGCACTTCGGCGTGAACCCGGGTCGCGTCTCGGAGGCCATCCACGGGAAGCGGCTATGACCGCGAAGCTCCTCTCGTCGGCAGAGGCCGCGGAGCAACTCGGCATCTGCACCCGCACTCTGGCGCGCCACGTAGCCCTCGGCGAAATCGCCTACATCCCCATGGGTACGGGCTTGCAGAAGCCTCGGCGGATGTTCCACCCTGACGACCTCACGGCGTTCGTCGAGGATCGGAGGAAGCGGGAATGTCCACCTACCGACCAGAGGGCCGGCCGTACTATCTCTACGATTTCTCGATCCAAGGTCATCGATTTCACGGTTCCACTCGCTGCTCGAACAAGCGAGAAGCAGACGCATTCGAGAAAGGCGAGCGCAAAAGGCGAGCCGAGGAGCTTAAAGAAGCCGCCGCGCTAGGGCGCCAGCCTCTCAGCTTTGGCGATGCGGCCACGAGATATTGGGAGGAGGTCGGCCAATTTGCCAAGACCAAGGTCGACATCTGGCGGCACATTGGATGGCTGCAGACCGAGATCGGCAACACGAGGCGGCTTTCAGCCATCAACGGCTCGGTCGTCGCCACCCTGGTCGCCAAGCGTCGGGCGCAGACTGGCCGTGGCGATAAGCCGGTCACGCCTGCAACCGTCAACCGCACCATGGAGGTGTTGCGCTCGATCCTGATGCGCGCCTCAAAGGTGTGGGACGAGCCTGTCGCTGCGATCGAGTGGAAACGTCACCGTCTCAAGGAGCCGCAGGAGCGGGTGCGTGAGCTGCGCGCCGACGAGGAGACGGCCCTCTTCAAGGCCCTGCGGCCGGACTACCATCCCATCGTGCGCTTCGCCCTGCTCACCGGCTGCCGCCTGGCCGAGTGCGTGGACCTCCGGTGGGAGCACGTCGATTGGGGTGGCCGGCAGATCTGGATCCTGGGCAAGGGCGACAAGCTCGCCGCGATCCCGTTATCGCCGAGCGTCCGGAAACTGCTGTGGCCGCTCCGGGAGCAGCACAAGGAAGCCGTCTTCACCTACGAGGCGCTCCGCGGCCGCGACAAGGGCGAGCGCCGGCCGATCACCTACGAGGGGCTGAAGACCGTGTTCACGCGCGACGTGAAGCCGGCGATCCCGGGCTACCGCTTCCACGACAACCGGCACACGGCCGCGACGCGGGTGCTGCGGGTCTCCGGCAACCTGAAGATCGCGAAGGAGCTGCTGCGCCACTCCAGCATCACCACGACGGCGAAGTACGCCCACGTGATGCAGAGCGACGTGATGGAGGCGATGGAGAAGGCAGCGCGATCGGGCGCGTCGGCATCAACTCCCGACGAAATCCACGACGGCGCAGATAGCGAGAAGAAGAAAGCCTGATTTTCCAGGTACTTCCTGATTTCGACCTGACGGTCCCAAACCAGATGCGCTA